ATTCTATTAGAAAAGGCCCAGATTATATAAATTATTTTATGACAATAGTGCTACATATAATGTAACTACCGATCCCCACCCAAATGAAACCGGATATAAAGCATGGACAAAAGCTTGGGCAGATTCTCTTGGTATTGGGCCGATAGTAGCGAATATATCAGAAACTAATTCCAAACAAACTGACGCAATATATTCTGGACAAACACCAATATCAGCCACTGGTAACGAATCAACATCAAGTCAAACGGATGCTATATCAGCAAGCATAAGTACGCCAGCGTCATCATCAAAAGCGGCAGTATTTAATAGCAATTCTGGTATTTGTTCTACAGGTAGGCCGCTTACATATTTTGCAATATGTAGATGGGTAAAATTTACATCATTGTCTGAAAACTATTACAGGGCGCCATTTCAATGGCGAGGTTCTGCTGCATCTGTAACTGATTATATCAGTGGTGGCGGATCTTATAGTCCTGAAGGCTCTGCCCTTCCAGCCAACGTATTAGACATACCCATGTCAAATAACACATGGATATTCATTGCGTATGTTTGGAACGGCACTGCATTTACAATATATACAGCGCATGAAGGTGATACTAGCCTAACAACACATACTACTGCAACTGCTGCAAGTAATCCTAATACATGGACAACATTCCAACCAGTATTAGGAATGAGATATTATGGTGTAACTGGTGATTGTGCGTTAAATATGCAATTAGCGCATGTTAGAATATTTACCAGATCTTCTGGAGCATATACTGCAGAAGAAATATTCAGCGAAGCAATGTCAAATACTCCTGTGATGACATCTGGTGTATTGTGTGCATTTGAATTTGATAACAAATTAACTGATTCTGGACCGTCAGGTTTAACGTTAACAAACAATGGACTTGCTTTGCCATCAACTTATGTTGATGGGCCAACTTTATCATCAGGGACAGCGACACCAGATCCAGTAACTGTAACAATTTCAGAATCAACACAAAAACAGACAGATGAAATAAATGTAGCGTTATCATATCAAACACTCACAGCGACAATTTCAGAAACAACGCAGAAACAATCTGATGTAATCGTCTCAATAGTAACAAATCCAATAATAACAGCAACGTTATCTGAGACAACACAAAAACAGACAGACACTATTTCAACATCAATTTCATATCAAGCAATCACAGCAACAATTTCAGAATCAACACAAAAACAGACTGATGCAATCATTGTGGGTTCTTCGGAACTTACCATGTACACTTATCAACTTGATGAATTGCCATTTAAACGTTTTGATGTGAACAGATTTAAGGCGGATATAGCCTATTCAAGTATAACCAGCAATATGACATCAGTTTCAATTGTTAATGGCACAATAACATTACTGTTTGATAATCAGTTGTCAAAAAAGGAAGAAAAAATTCTTAGACAATTTATGATGAATCATACAGGTAAATCTCTGTTTGGAGATCAAACGCCATTGATTGATCAGACAATTCAAAATATTGTAAACAATTTTACTGCAACAAATTTACAATCAGCAAGTGTCATTAAATTTGGCTGTACTGCTGACAGCACATTGACCGGAATTGATAGCACAGTTTTTTCAGATGGAAGATCAAAACTGATCATTAATGATTCAGAATTTACATTGACAATTCAGAATAATAGTGCATTGAGCAATGCAGAAAATTGTTTCATAACAAGTGATGACGCGGATGTTGAACTGTCACCTGGTTATGCTGCAATTGTTTGGTATGATGAAAAATTGACAAAAATAAGAATATGGGATATACGTTGATTATGCAAAATGTTCATCAACATTATAAGCGTAACCACCAAATTGTTGATCAGAATGTGTACAAAGAACAATTGGGTTCTGTTGGAAACATTCTGATAATGTCAGTTGACGGAGAGTACATCAGGGACAATATTGATGTTGATTTTCTTATGGGCGGAAATCCAGGACCATACAAATATGTTCCAAATAATGAAGTTTGGATAGAATACAATTTGTCAGCAATTGATACAATGTCAATTCTACTTCATGAGCTGATTGAAATGTATCATATGAAATCTGGACATATGACCTACAATAGAGCACACAAATTGGCAGATCAATTTGAAGAACAGTTGAGAAATGTTTATGCAAATTCTGATATCAGCAAGAGTGAAGGGATTGAAATTGTTGAAAAATTTGTTGAAGCAGAAGGATTGATATCAAAATGAGTTTTCAACAGCTGAGAAATGTTGATTTTGGAAAAAACAGAGCAAATGCAACAGGATCAAGTGGTGTTGGTTATACTCTGCTTGGGGACGATGGTTCTGTTGCGCAAGCAAGAACAACTACAGGAGTATATCAATTGTTGCCTGATAGTGGATTGTATGCATGTAATATTACGTTTCCTGACAATTGGCATGGTCAAATTGTTTGGGACACTGGAAGTGTATACACAACAACATATGCACTTGAACAGTACAATTATGAAGAGAACAATCCAAACAGCGATTTAACATTACAAATTGTACAAAATATTACCGGATCAGTGCAATTGATTAGGGATGTCACATGTGGAAGATGGAAGATTGTTGGAAATCAAATGATCTTTTATGCAGAAGACAATTTGACTGAAGTTTTACGTTTCAATCTGTATGATGACACAATGGCACCAACAATGGACAGTGTCTTTGAGAGGGTTAAGGTTTGATTGGTAATAGAATTGTAACAAGAGGAATGGGAAGAAGTCTGGGGGTACCTGGGAGGTCAGGAATGGTAACTCAGGGTTATGGTGGACTGGCACAAATTATCATAAATGTTGCATCTGAAATTGTGCGAAAAGGCATAACGTATGGACGCAGTGCAACAAGAAAAGTTATTGAAGAATTTGAAACAATATTTGTGAGTGCAAAATTGATTGAGGTTAACAATTCTGTTCCAAAAAAATTAATCAAGGGTGAAATTGTTGTCAAGATGAAACGTAATGATGGAATTGTTGCAATTGCAAACTTTGTGAATTCAATTGTTGTTGAGACAGCAATGAGAGTCAAGATAGCCATTAAGAGAATATTTGGGAGATAATTAGCAACAAATGGAAAATTTAACTGAAGCGCTGAATTTGGATGTTGAAGAGCAGAATGAACTCTTGTTCAAGGTTGTTGTTGAGGGTGCAGAACAAGCACCAGCAAGCATTCGTTTGATTTGTGAAAATACAGATGGAATGTCATATATGTTCAAAGGAACGCCAATCAATGGTGAGGGTGTAATATCATTCAATCTTCCGCCAATGGTTGGAAAATTGAAAGAGGGAACATATGATGGCAAAGTTGAAGTGTTGATTGAGAATAAATGTTTCACTCCCGTTCAATTCAAAATGAATTTTAAGAAGACAGTCAAAGTTGTTGCTGAGGCAGTTGTTCCTGTGCAAAATAGAAAACAGGAATTGAAAATTTCTGCACAACCAATTGTGAAAGTTGTTGACAGACAACATAAGCCTGATGTCAGGATTGCAACAAAGAATGATGTTGTTGACATAACAAAAAAGATACTTGGCAAAAAATGATCGCATGATTTCATTCGATATTTAAGATCGTGCCAAAGTTTATCGAAACAATCAACCCAACGCCATTTCAATTTTTTGATGCAGATCAATCATTTCAGCTTGATGCTGATGGAATGGTACTGTTTGTGAAAAGAAAGTTGGGTGATGACGTACTGAGTGTTGAACTGTCAAATAAAGAAATTTGGTCATGTTTTGAAGAGGCAACATGTGAATATAGTCGTCTCATTCATGAAATGAAAATTCAATCAGAACTTGTCAATGTATTGGGGCTCCCAACTGGCAGCACAAATTTGACAAATATGTACCCACGCCAATCACTCGAATATCTCATAAGAATGGCTGAACCATATGCAAATGAGTCATTCGTAGGAGGAACTCAAAATCCAGTTATTGGAGCAATTAATCTTGAATGGGGTCGTCAAGATTATGATCTGTACAATGAATTGAAACATACAAGTGGAAGTTTGACAGGCACACTCGTTTGGGATACAATTCCCGATGAGAGAAAAACAAAATATAAGATTGTAGAGATATTTCATTTTGAACCAACAGCAGCACAACAGACATTATTGAATGCGTCAAATATAACAAACTTCCTTGCAACGAATTTCAATTATGAATCATATGTCAACAGCACAGTGTTCTATGTATTGCCGGTTTTTGAAGATGTGCTCAGGAGAGGAATGCTCGAGTCAGCTTTCAGGGTGAGAAGATCACATTATAGTTATGAATTGCAAGGAAGTAAACTCAGAATATATCCAGTTCCAACAGCTGAATATCAATTGGGCAAATTGTTTGTCAAAATAATTGATCGACAAACTGATGTTCTTGGATCTCAATTTGGTGCAAGTGGTAGTGTTGGTGATGCATCAGTTTATGGAATATCAGGTCCATCAAATGTTCCACTTGACAATATTCCTTACACAACAATAACACAACCTGGAAGACAATGGATTAGACAATATACACTTGCATTGTGTAAAGAATTGCTTGGTCTCATCAGATCAAAATATGACAGTATTCCAATACCAAATGGTGACGTCAAATTGAATGGTGATACATTGAGATCAGATGGTAGAGATGATCAAAAATTGTTGAAAGAACAGATGAAGGCGTGGCTTGAAAATTTGACAAATCAGAAACTTCAAGAACAGCAAGCATTATTGGCAGAGAGTGTCAACAAACAGTTGAAATATGTCCCAATGCCATTGGGCAAAGCAATATTCATAGGTTAATATGTCAAGACTTTATGTTTCAGGTAGAGATCTAAATTTCATTTCTGACATTTCAAAAGAAATTGTTAAGGATGTGATTGGTCAACAGATCATTCTGTATCCAATTTCAGAATTGAAAACATTAACACATGATGTTTATGGTGAAGCTGTCAAAAAGATATTTGACAAGCCAATTGCTCTTGATGCAATTGTTGATGCACAACTTGAAATTGAGAACCAAACAACTGGATTTGGTTTTGACAAGAAGTACAAAGTTGAACTCTTTCTTCACAGCAGAGATCTCATTCACAAAGGTATCAATGTGAACGTTGGTGATTTTTTCAAATATAGTAATGTATTTTTTGAGATAACACAAGTTCAGAGTTTGACAAAAGTGTTTGGTATCCCAGAACAATCAAATGGAATAAAAGTGACAGCAACCAATGCTCGTCAAGGTCAAATTGATGAATTGATGCGTGGACCAACTGACATCAAGTATGCAGATGAGGATGCAGTTCAGGATACATTTGTTCAACAACATGGTGATGAGGATGATGACAAGAGAGATCTTGTTGACCATGGTGTTATTGAAAGAATTGACAATGCAAGAGAGGTATCACCAAGAGGTGGACAATTTGACAATTCAAACAATGGATCATCATTCTATGGAGATGATTAATGACCAACAGATTTGATGCAAAGCCAACAAAGAATTTTGGTGTCAATCCACTTCCAACTGGATATGATGGCAAAAGTACAGATTATGTAATCCCATCATCCGGAATTGAGGATGTTGATAGGGCACTATTCAATCACATAAAGACCGGATTGCCATTACAGGTTTCAATGTCAGCAAAGAATGTTGGTGATCTGAAAACAGTCCCAGTGATATTTGTTGGTGGAGAAAAGTGGGCACTTTCAAAACGTCATGTTCCTCACAGAGATGCCTCAGGTGCCATAATCATACCTGCAATCTCAGTGTCAAGAACACAAATTTCACAAGACATTTCTGATATAACAACCCGTGGTATCAATCAACAGACCGGTGAGATTGTCATCAAGAGAAGACTTGATAAAATGGATAGAGGTTACCAAAATCTCATCAATAAGTTTTTTCTGGGTCAACAGAGTGACACTGCAGTGCCACTTTTGAATTCTATTGATGGTCAACTTGCAACAGATAGAGTTGTTGGGCAGAACGTGTCTGATCCGAATGTGTATGATGGAGCAACGTTGAAACCCACATTGAAGAATAACATATATGAATTCATTGTATTACCATCACCACAATTCTGTACGTTGAAGTATGAAATTACTTTTTGGGCACAATATCAGATTCAGATGAACCAAATGATTGAGTGTCTCATATCATCATTTCTTCAGCAAGGCAATTGTTGGAAATTGACGACTGATAAAGGATATTGGTTCATTGCTTCAGTTGAAGCAAATCAGTACACACCTGATACTAATGCAGATGACATATCAACAGAAGAAAAGTACATAAAGTACAAATTCAATGTGAATATCCCGGCATTCATATTTGCAACATCAACTCCCGGTGCACCAATTCCTGTTAGGAGGTATGTTTCAAGTCCTGATGTACACTTTTCTCTGTACACTGATGTACAAATTGATGACAATGTTGTTTCAACTGGAGAACTTTTAGGAACAGATGATCCAACATTACCATTGAGTTTGCAACAGAACAGGAGAGATGATCAGCGATATGATGGCACAACAATGTTGAACAGAGTTGAGACAAATGATCCTGCTCTAGGACAATTGAACAGAGGTGAAAAACCTCAAAAGTATAAAAGAGTTCAGTATTATGACAACAATTTGGGAAAAGTTGTGTCAAGAATGATCAGAATAACTGCAGGTGATGTTGGTGAGACATCATATCATGGCATCATTTCAATTGATGACAATTTAATCATTGACGAATAATTTGTTAGTTTTCTTTCTTCTGGGAGGCATGATACTTAAGATTTGCTAACTAGGAATTTAAGGAAACCTGATAATGGCTGAGCAAATATACAAATCACCAAATTACTATGATCGTGAAATTGATCTCTCTTCTCCTTCTCCAACGGGTCCCGTTGGAACACCTGCAACAGTTGTTGGCACCTCAAACAAGGGCCCAGCATTTGTTCCTGTGACTGTTGGAAATGTTGATGAATTTTATCAAGTTTTTGGAAGTCTTGACAACAAAAAATTTGGTCCATATGCTGCAAATGAATTTTTGAAGAACAGAAATTCTTTAACATATGTTAAGGTACTTGGTGCTGGCAGTGCAGCAACAGATGAGGATGTATTGCAAACACAGGTTTCTGGTAGAGTAAAGAATGCTGGTTTCAAATTGCAAGGTGTCAGTGCGCCAAATGATGTTCAGGGTCGTCATTCACAAGCTGTCCAATTTCTTGTTGCAACTCACACAGTGACAGCAAATGAAGCACTCGGCATGCCAATTTTCACAGATAATGATTCATACACTGGATCAACAGCAAATCTTGTTAGGGCAGCAATCTTTTCAACAAATACATCAAGAGTGATGATATTTGATGGCAATGAAAATTTGGCAGGTAAGTTCACAGCAACGGGACCTGATGACACTGCAATAACAGATGCAAATGGTAAATTCAAAATTGTGATATCATCTTCACTTGGATCAACATACAGCAATTCAGATGGTATTCCTGGCATCAGGGTTTTGACAGCATCATTTGATCCAACTGCAACAGACTATGTTGGGAAAATTCTGAACACAGATCCAGAAAAATTCTATGATGAACAACACTGTTTATATCTTGATTTCCCAGTTGACAATGAATTGGCATCAACAACGTCAGCAGCTGTTTCAATTCTTTCTGGAACAATGGCAACATCATCAAATTCAGGTGAAACCACAACAACAATGAGAGAAGCATTTGGCGCATATGACACAAGATTCAGAGCTCCAGCAACTTCAATGATCATTTCACAACCTTTTGGAAACACTGAATATGATCTGTTCAGCTTTGAATCACTTGATGATGGTGCATATGCAAACAATCTTTACAAAATTTCAATAACAAATCTTAAAGCATCAACAGATGATGCAAATCCTTATGGAACATTCTCTGTTCAGATTAGGGACATCAATGATACAGATGTTAATCCAATTGTTCTTGAACAGTTCAACAATTGCAGTATTGATCCAACGTCAGCAAACTATATTGCAAAACTAATTGGTGACAGAAAAGTTTGGTTCAATTTTGACACAACACTTCAGGATGAGCGTAGAGTCATTTCAAATGGAAGATATCTGAATGTATCAAAATTGGTCAGAGTTATTGTTACAGATGCAGTTGAGAGAAAAATTGTCCCAGAAAGAGCCCTTCCATTTGGTTTTAAGGGTATCAATGTTCTGAAAACAAATGACAATCTTGACAACACAAATCCTGCAACTGTAAGAATATCAGGAATTTCAGCATCACTTGGACACACTGCAGCAATTGTCCCACCACTTCCTTTCAGATACAAGGTTACAAAGGGAGACACAAGTGGCGCAGCATTTGCAGGAGCACCTGGTATTGCTGAGTTGGCAAGTACTCAATTCTATTGGGGAGTTAAGTTTGAGAGGAACACAGATCCACTTGATGCAAACCTGAGTTCAGAAAAGAATGCAATCATTGGAGCATATTCAAAATTCCAAGGAATTCAAAAATTGGATGTTTTGGTAACCGGTTCAGGTGCAGATACGTTCAATAACAACAAATTTACACTTGCTAAGGTTGCTTTCTCAAATACACAACTTCCTCTCACAGGAACAATAAATGATCATATGCGTGAAGCAGCATACATCAGAAATGGTGATTATGATAAGAGTGATTATACGATAACAGATGTTCTTGGAAAGAGAGTTACGCTTGCAACATTGTTGACGCAGGGCGCAGCATATGATTTCAATAAATTTTCACCATATGCAAAGTTTACAACTATCATGTTTGGTGGATATGATGGTGTCAATATTCTGAACAAGAATGATGCAAGATTGAATGACAGATCAACATCATTTGATGCCGGTGGTTCAGCAGAGACAACATTCATCACACCTGGTTTCACAACTGCACAGGCAGGTGTTGAGACAGAAAATAGCGCAGTGAATTCATACATAACTGCAATTGACATTTCAACAGATCAGATGATGACAAATGCTAATCTGTTCTCAATGCCAGGAATTAGGGAAACATACATAACTGATTATGCATTGGGTAAGGTTAGAGATTATGGTTTGGCATACTATGTGATGGATATTCCATCATATGATGATGATGGCACAAGACTTTTTGATGACAGCACAGGACGTCCATCAGTTGACAAAACATCTGAAGCTCTTGACGCAAGAGTTATTGACAACAATTATGCAGGAACATATTTTCCAAATGTGTTCATTGATGATCAAGTGAACAGAAGAAGAGTGAAGGTGCCATCATCTGTGGCAGCTTTGGCAGCAATCAGTTTCAACGATCGTGTTGCATATCCTTGGTTTGCACCAGCAGGTTTCAACAGAGCATCACTTGACATGGTGAAGAATGTTGAGATCAGGTTGAGCTCTGACGCAAGAGACAGATTGTATGATGGATCAAGAATAAATCCAATTGCAACATTCCCAAAGCTTGGTTATGTGATCTATGGACAGAAAACGTTGCAAATTGCAACAACAGCACTCTCAAGTGTTAATGTCAGAAGATTGCTTCTTGAGGTTAAGAGGATTGCAATTGAGAATGCAAGAACTCTTGTATTTGAGCAGAATGATGTTGAAACAAGAAATAGATTCACTTCTGATATGAATTTGAAACTTGGAATGATCAAAACTCAATATGGTATAGAGAAGTTTAAGGTCATTTGTAATGAAACAAACAATACTCAGAGTGACATTGATCTGAACAGAATGAATGGTAAGATTATCATCACTCCAACCAAGTCAATTGAGATCATAGCAATAGACTTCATTGTCACATCAAGTGGTGTTCAATTTGTTTGATGCACACGATAATCACCGATCATAGATAGTTAAAAGGTAAGTTTAGGAGTAAAGATGACACAACTCAAATTTGGTTCAGCTGGTATACAAGCAAAAGAAATTGATCAGTCTGCACCTGTGCAGCAAGCACCTGTCGGTGTTCCGGCCGGTGTGATTGGCACATCCTTGAAAGGTCCTGCATTTGTACCAGTTACAGTTGGAAATATTGGTGACTTTTATGCAAAGTTTGGTACAACTGATGGTGAAAAGTTTGGACCACTTGCAATGACAGAATGGATGAGAAATGCAAAGGCAGGAACATATATACGTGTTCTTGGCACTGGTGATGGTAAAAAGAGAGCAGCAGATGGTAGTGTAAATTCAGCTGGTTTTACAGTTGGTGAAAAACAACCTGATCCTGATACACAATTGCTGTCATCAAATCAGTATGCAAACAATGGTGGTGTAAATGGCAGATTGTACTTTTTGGGTGCATTCATGTCAGAGAGTTTGGGATCAACTGTATTGAGTTCTGCAGGATTGCAGAAGTCAGCTGCTTCCGCACCAATCATCAGGGGTGTACTGATGGCTGCATCAGGTGTTATCATAAGTCTTGCAACCAGTTCATTGCCATCATTACCAACATCAACATTGATTGCTAATCCTGCAACATCAAAGGGTGCTTCTCTTGGAGATGTTACACTCCTTGATGGAACAACTGCAAAACAGGAGTTTTGTATCTATCTGAATGGACACAAGGGAACTGATGCACAATATCCAAATGTCATCAGCGCTTCATTTGATGTGACAGCTCCAAATTACATTTCAAATGTTTTGAACACTGATCCATACAAATTGCAGGAAGCTGGATACTATTTGTATGGAAGTTATGATATCTACCCAGCATTGGCAACAGTGACTGGATCAGGTTTGATTACACCTGCTTTTGGTGCAGGAGCTCAGGGATCTGGTAAAGAACCTGCTGCATTCATTCTTTCAGGATCACAAGCTTACAACGTTGGCAGCGCAACTGCACCAAATTATGAAGCTTGGACTGACAGATACAGTGGTGCAAAAACTCCATGGATCATTTCACAACGTTTTGGTGGGAAGCCAACAAATCTGTTCAGACTTCACACTGTTGATGATGGTGCAGTTGTCAGGGCAGGTTTCAAGGTATCAGTTGAGAACATAGTCAAGTCAACTGATTTGCAGAATAAATTCTGTTCATTTGATGTTGTTCTGAGAGATTGGAATGATAATGATAGGGCACAATTACCTCTTGAAGCATTCAGGGGTGTGAACCTTGATCCTTCATCTGACAGATACATTGCAAAGATTATTGGTGATCTGAACACATATTTTGATTGGGACAGAACAGAGAATTCTCAGGCAATTGTTGTTGATGGAAATTATGCAAATCTTTCAAACCTTGTGAGAGTCGAGGTGTCAACTGAAGTTGAAGAGATGTCAGTTGATCCAACTGCAATCCCAATGGGTTTCAGAGGAATTGCACACTTGATGACATCAGGTTCTGCACCACTTGCTGCATTCACACCAAGCGCACTCACATCAACGTCAGTGTTGAAGAGTGCAACTGAAATTCCACTTCCATTCAGACTTGACATAACACAAGGTGTCAACTCAAAGAAGAGTGCTGATCCTCAACTGTATTGGGGCGTTCAATTTGAGCACAAAACGAGTCTAACAACTCCAAACGCCAGCACAATGAAGGATGCGTCAATTCAGACATTGAGTTCGTTCTTCCCAGGACATCTTACAGGAGTTCAACCAATGTCTGTGTGGGACAATTGGGATGAGCCTGATACTGCAGCAAATGGTATTGTTGATGCTGACAGATATAACAGGAACTTGTTTACTCTTGAGAATATACGGGTTGTTACCGGTTCAACAGGAATTGCAGACTACACCAAATGGTCAAATGCAACATATGTTAGGGATGGAAACATAACAATTGATGATGTTGCAAAAACAAGAGCACTCACTGCTGATGATTTCACAACTGCAAACAGAAAATATCTCAAGTTCTCTTGCATCATGAATGGTGGATTTGATGGTGTCAACATTTTTGATAGGGATGAAGCAATATTGTCTGACAATGCAGCAAGGGGTGACATGTCTGATACGCAGAGAGGCCTTATCAATGGGCCAACTGTGAAAGCATACACAAAAGCAATTGATATCATGAAGAATACAACAAATGTTGACATTCAATTGTTGGCTGTGCCTGGTATCAGAGAACCTGCAATCACAAACGCTGCAATCAATGCAGTTGTTGACAGATTTGATGCATTGTACATAATGGATCTTGAGCAGAAGGATAACGTTGATGAACATGTTACGTCAACAGTACAGAGTGTTTCAGTGACGAATACAATCAATCAGTTCACAAACAGACTGATTGACAGCTCATTTGTTGCTGCATACTTCCCAGATGTTGTTATGCTTGATCCAACAACTGGGACAAATGTTAGTGTTCCTCCATCGGTTGCAGTGTTTGGCGCACTTGCAAAGAATGATGCAGTTGGACATCCATGGTTTGCTCCTGCAGGCTTCACCAGGGGTGCTCTTGACACAGTTCAGGAGACCAAGGTTAAACTGTCAAAGAATAATCTGGATGCACTCTATGATGCAGCAATCAATCCCCTGACAGCATTCCCTGGAACAGCAGTTGGTGGAACAAATCCAACGGGTGGTTGTGTTATTTGGGGTCAGAAGACACTGTTGCAGTCAGCTTCTGCTCTTGACAGAGTGAATGTCAGAAGACTTCTCATCACATTGAGGAGAGAGATTAGGGACATTGCTCAACAGATCATTTTTGAGCCAAACAGGGAAGCAACACTTGCCAAGTTCTCAGGATTGGTTACACCAAGAGTTCAGAGAATTCAAAAACTCAGAGGTATTGATAGGTTCAAAGTTGTCATTGACAGCAGCACAACAACACAAGCTGATGTTGAGAACAATACAATCAGGGGCAAGATTTACGTTCAACCAACAAAATCTGTTGAATTTGTTTCACTTGACTTCGTTGTGTCAAACAACATTCAGGAATAATGTGACAGTGTGATTAGAAAACAGTGTGCTCAAGAATTTTTTGGGCACACTTTCTATTTAGTGTACAGGAAACAGTGTTATGAAAATTAAAGTATCAGAATTGAAGAAGATTATCAAAGAAGAAGCAGCCATTGCACACAAGGCAAAGGTTCTCAAAGAGGTTCGACAACTGATTGAGTCACTTGATTTGGATAAAATGATCATGAGTGCAGTCTGGAATGATCCTCAGCTGATGACAGCTCTCAAACAGGTCGTCATGACAAATGATGAAGCAAGAAAAGATGTTGCTGATGCACTCAGGGATGCACTCCTTGGTGTTGTTGAAGAATACAAACAGGACTCAGAATAATCAGTATGAGTGGACCTCTTGACAGAATAGCGTTTGCAAATGATCGTCAAGATGATTTGCGGGATACTGAGGAAAACAACCCATCAGAACAATCTCTTTTTGATAACTTATTGAATCATGTATTGGATAATTCTGAAATATCAGAACAGAATTTGAATGTATTGATCAATGCAGTTAAATCTGATCAATACAGAGATATGTTTCCTCTGTATGATGGCACTTACATCTATCGTGGTATGCGTGTGAGTGAAGGTTGGTTGAAAGACAATTTTGGCATTGATGCAAATGAGCTTGAAGAAAATAGAGAAATTCAAATTAGTGGAACATATATTCCAAAATACAAATACAGTTCATGGTCTTCAGATGAAGAATATGCAATAGATGTGGCCTGCAATGCTAAATTGAGTATGCGTAATATGTTACCAATAGTTCTGATTGCAAAAACAAAAGATTGTGAAATGGCAATTGATATGATTGGTTGGTACAATTTGATAGATGATGAATTCAGATATGAACAGGAAATATTGTCAATAGGTAATATTCCAATTGTATCAATAATGTTGGCAAAATAAATGAAATAGGAACAATACTGCATGCATGGATTATTGGGACAAATAGCTTTTGCTGACAATAGAGACAAATTTGTTGGAAGAGAAAAGAATACTTCAAATGAAGACGCTCTTTTCAGAGCGCTGACTGACTACTTTGTCAATCATACCAAAATTGAAAAGGCAGATCTTGAGTTGCTGAAAAAGGTGATCAGCAATCCAATGTATGAGGATGTATTTTTGCAATATTCTGGACAATTCTACAGAGGAATGTCAGTATCATACAACTATCTCAAAAAGAGAATTGATGACTTACCAAGCCATGAACAACTGAAATCAGAGTATGGAATGCGTCGACAATTTGTGATTGAAGATCATGATTTCACTTATGTTCCAAGACATGGTTACAGCAGTTGGTCAGAAAATCTTGAAACAGCTGATGCATTTGCATACACAAAGGGAAGTATCACTGATGGCACATTGGGCATCATTTTGTGTGCTGATACAGCTGATTTTATGGGCGATATATTTTCACTTGATGCTCTGTACAGGGAGACAGATGCTCTTTATGCAGTCAGTGATGAAGCTGAAATATTTTGCATTGGAAATGTTGATTTGCACAAGATAATCATTGCCAGAACATATTAATGGCAATTCTTGATGTGAGAATGACCCAGGAATTCTATTTATTGTCGTGGACAAGGCAACTGAACAGAGGATTAGAAAGATTATTAGGGAGGCTCTCAGGGGCTCTCAACCCGATGAAATGTATGATCACAGGTTGATGGATGATGAAGCATTCAGTGAAGAGAGCACATTGGTTCCTGATGATATCAAGAAGAGAATCAGAAAATGGTCAGAGAGCATGGGATTGTGAACAGTGAGTGACATCTTTGACAAGATTGCATTTGATGATGAGAGACATCCATATCTTCAATCAGGAGAGCCTGACAACAGGATTGAAAAGCAGACAGCTGGAAATCTTTTCAAATATTTCAGGGATCCTTCACACACAATACCCAAGAGTTCAGTCAATGCACTCAAGGATGCACTTGATGTCAATGAGTATGACGATATGTTTCCACAGTATTTGGGACCAATCTACAGGGGAATGATTGTTTCCACTGAACAGTTGAGGAGTTTTGGTTTTGATCCAAATGGTGTCATCATTGGGGATATGCAGAGAACACAGTGCACATACACAACAAAACACGGGTACAGCAGTTGGTCAAGTTCTGCTGGCATTGCAAAACAGTTCTCAGTTCCTGAGGCGCTGGGAGGTTTTGGAAAGTACAATGGTCCTGAGACTGAAGAACAGTTGTATGGAATTGTGTTAACAGCTGATGCCAGCAAATACAAAGGGTTTACACTTGATGGTTGGTACTTTGCTGTTGATGGTGTCAACTCTGTTGAGCAGGAAGTGTTCATTCTTGAGAAGAGGATCACTGTTCAGTCAATAACAGTCACATGGAAATAGAGCAATGGGCAAAACAATGGGTAAAGTTTCACTCGCAGGACTCAATGACTATTTGCGCAATGGCACAGTGATGTCAACTGAACAGGTTGATGAACTGAAGAGTGCAATCATTAGTGGGTTGCACACTGACATATTTGGACAGTACAGTGGAAAACTTTATCGTGGAATGATTGTTTCATATGAAAGCATGCAACTGTTGGGATTTGATCCAAACAAAGTTGTCACAGGTACTCAGAACACTGCACAGAGCACATACTACACAAAGAATGGGTACAGCAGTTGGTCAAAAAATCCCAAAATTGCCAAAGCGTTTGCAAAGCCAGAGAGTGCTGGTGGGTATGGTGTGTACTCTGGACAGAAGCGAACGGTCAAAAGATTTGGAATTGTGATGGAAACAGATGCGCCAGATCTGCTGTGTGCTGATCTGGAACAGTGGTACAACACTGTCGATGCGCAGAACAGTAATGAACAGGAAGTGTTGACACTTGAGGATGCAGTCCACATCAACAGGATCGTGTGTGTTTGGAATGAAGATGATCTGTAATGCTCTGTGATCAGAGTTCAATTGTGAAGATCTTGCTGTGACATCCCCAAATCTTGACAACATTTGCAGCGTCAGCAACCTGAGCCTCAGTGAGGCCCAATTTGGCATCAGCCCTGTACATGAACCGGTTGAAACGATTTTCACAGTCTGTCCACCAGAATTCTGGATCTTTTGTTCCAATCTGCTTGAAGCCAATATTTGTGAAATCATGACTTGAACCAAATCTTGCATCAAAATTGTGAATCCATTTTTTGCCAAATTGCTCAGACAGATTTGTCAACAATATGTTTAAACCATCAATGACATCACCACCAGGAATGTGTGCATAATCAATCAATTGATTGTATTCTGACCACTTTTTTTCCCTGTGTTTTCTGAATTGCACAGCTGCAATGATGTCATCACCATTCATAAATCCAAATGATCTTGTCCCATCAACTTTTCCAATGAGTGAACACTTGTCAAAAAAGTCAATTTTCTGTTGTGCAGTGAGTTCAACAATTGTGCAATCTTCCTGACTGAACATTGTCAATTGACTGCAACCAAGATTCTTCCTGATCAGGTCTTCAACAACTGGACGTTTTGTTCTCCACTCATCCTCAAAAATGTGAATGAGATTTATGCCCTTCTTTGCAGCATTCTTTGTCTTGTTATCATGGTACTGTTTTGATTTGCTCAGCTCATTGTGCCAATATAGACCATTGTATTCAATTGCAAATTTTTCATCAATTGCCAACACATCAAGTTCAAGTCCTTCAAGAACTTTTCTGTCATTCTTTTTGATCTGAACACCAAGTGATGTGACAAAATTGATGATATCAAGTTGGGATTTTGATCCACCTGGGTGACAGTTGAAACACTTACCATGTTCAAGTCTGTTGAAACTGTCAGTGAATTGAGCACCACAAGATTTGCATTTCACTGTGATGATCTTTTGACCACGATTGATGTATTCATCAAGTCCACCAATGATCTCAAAATCGAGTGTTTCAATTCTTGATCTCAATTCATCGTGTGTCATCCTCTTGAGGTGATCAAGACGTTTTCTCAAATCTTCTCTTTTCATTGTTGATTTCACTTTTTCAGACATCCTGAAAACTCTGTCATCAGTGTCCTTTGTGAGACCTTTTGCCCATGGAATGAATTTTCCTTCAGCATATCCTTCTTTCAAGTGTTCTGATCTCAACTGCATTCTCTCATCAGTGTCCTTTGTGAGACCCTTTGCCCAATTGGTCAGTTCACCATTTGCATACTTTTTAGTCAGGACTTCAGAGATTGTTTCAGATCTCTTCCTAACAATTTCACTCGTTTCCTTTGTGAGGCCTTTTGACCAACCTGGACGTCCCATGAGTGCTTTGCTCCTCTTCTCAGAGATTGCTTTTGCTTCCTCTTCTGGCAGAGTGTATATGTTTCCATTGTGTCCAATGACCCATTCAGAATGGCCCAATGACCATCCGCCCCAATTTGTCAACTGACCACAACCACATTTGCACAGACCATCAACACCTTTCCATTCTCTCCACACTTCAGAGGGATCTCTTCCATGCACTTCCTTGATGTGCAATTCCAATTTGCTGTGCCATCTGTGGCTGAAATTGCACAGAGGACATTTAACAGGTATCATTTTGTGACCAACTTTGGGAGCCATGTTTATATTCCTTTATCTCAAAGTATAAAATTTTGCTAAATTGTTCACTATTTTGGAATACAAAATTTTCAAGCGTGTTAGTTATTGTTCATAATCCATTAGGATTAGAAGGATAGGATAGCATAATGGCAGAAACACTCAACGTATCGGACATGATTTCACCCAAGTTTGAACCCAAAAAACAATTCCGCTGGATAATGATGATAGAGGGAATTGATGCATACATACTGAAAAAGGCAGCTCGTCCCAAGATCAGCACTGAAGAGCAGACATTGCACTGGATCAACACAACCCGCTATGTTGGCGGTAAAACAACATTTGGTGAGATGCAGATCTCACTCCACGATCCACTTGCACCATCAGGGGCTCAGCAGGTCATGGAATGGATCAGACTTCACTATGAGAGTGTCTCAGGTAGGTCAGGCTATGTTGACTTCTACAAGCGAGATATTGATCTTAAACTTTTAGATCCTGTGGGTACATGTATCGAGCTATGGAATATCACCGGTGCCTGGATCAAAGATGCAGATTTTGGTGGTCTGGATTACAGTTCTTCAGAACTGAGCGAAATCAACCTTACACTCAGGTACGATAACGCAATACTCCAATTCTGAGATATCTCTCAACATAAAACAATCATTGGGATCACAGATCATAGCAGATCTTGGTCCCATTGTTTTGTGTACATCACACCACAAAAGCCTTACAATTGTGGAAAAGAATTGGCGATTAGTGTGGAAGTATGAAAAATTTGAGAGTTGTATGTCCAATCTGTGGGAAAGATTTTGGACAAGAGAAGAGATTTGTTGAACACATTGCCGATGAGCACAACATCACAGACAGTGAACAGTTCTACATTGATACACATCTTGATGGTGTTGCACCCCTATGCAAATGTGGTTGTGGTAGGAGGGTGAAATTCAATTCATGGAAATTGGGTTATTTGTCAGAGTATGTGAGGGGTCACAATGCAGTGATTGATCGTACATTTGCAAGACCTGATGTGATTGCAAAGAACCTCAAACTGAGGAGAGAGAAACATGAACGTGGTGAACTGAAAGTTTGGAACAGAGGGCTCACAAAGGAGAACTGTGAAAAGTTGAGAGCATCTTCAGAGAAGACATCCAGAACTCTCAAAGAAGGTCACACGAATAGGGAATGGTTGGGTTGATGACATATGCAGACATGAGATTGATACAATGTCCAGATTACACAAAATGTGGTTGGCAATTGCACAGTGAAACTGGGCCAAAGTTTTGGTGGACAAATGGATGCAATGTTTGGAACCGGTTCAAGTTCAGGGCCAACAAAAGGTTGGGCAAATCAGAGAGAGAAGTTGCTGATGAAATGGGCGTTGTGAAAGTCTGGATTCCTGGAAATTTTGTGTATACGCTCACATGATTTGCTGACAGTTGATAATTAGCAACATGAAATTGTCACAGTTAAAAGAGATCATCAAGGAAGAGGTTCAACTTCACAGATTGCGCAAACTGATCAGGGAAGCAATTGGTAGGACAGAACAGTCACTCATATCATCTGTCATCACTGCCCTCGGTATGCCGAAGGATGATGTTGTTGAGGTTCTGAAATCAGATCCAATCATCAGGGGTCAGGTGAAGAGTTATCTTGATGGTGATATGGATGCAAATGAAATTGCAGCAGCTGTTGCCCAAAAGTTGGGAATTGAGACAGCAGGGCATGGTGCTCATCCATTCAGCAATGCTGGCGGGCGAGGAATGAAGCCTGGCAGAGAGCCATTCAGTCGCGCCAAGTGGTGATTTTTCATCACAATTGATGTGAAGACAACATAATGCTTTTTGAGAACCATTCGCGGTTCTCAATTTGCGTTTTGGGCTATTTACACAGAGTGCACAGTTGTTTACAATGTGCTGAGGACTGTTTATGGAAGATCGTGAACAAAAAAATCAAGTGTTTGGTATGAATGCAGGACAGGCTGCACAGCAGGGATATCAGGTTCAGAGCCAAATGGAGCGGGCAAAGACAGAATTTGGAATTGATATTCCCGTTGAAGAAATTCCTCTCCCATCAAAGGGGTGCACATATAGTGGTGTTCTGAGTGGAGCAGAGACAGTGCAGATCAGAGCAATGACAACGAGGGAAGAGGATATTCTCACCTCAAAAGCTCTCATCAAGAATGGCACTGTGATCAGTGAACTCATTGACAGCTGTCTCATCAACAAGGACGTAAAGAGCAGAGGACTTCTTGTTGGAGACAGGACAGCACTCCTTGTTGCAATCAGGGCAACCGGTTATGGCACAGACTATGAGGCAAATTTGACATGCAGTCATTGTGATCACAAATTTGAATGGAATTTTGATCTTGGGGCACTTGAGATTATGCCCATCAAGATTGCGCCTGTCAAGGCTGGGATGAATGAATTTGCATTCACACTCCCAAGTGGAAAAAATATCACATTCAAGTTCATGACTGGAACTGATGAAGAGACTGCAATCATTGCAAAGGAAAGTCTGAAAAAGTTGGGAACAAAGATTGAGAACAATGTTTCAACATCTCTCCAGACGCTCTTGCTGAGCATTGATGGTGATTATGATAGGAAACGGGTGAATGAATTTGTCAGGATGATGCCTGTCAAGGATAGCAAAGCGTTGAGGGCATACATCAGAGAGAATGAGCCCGGCATCAAGTTGGAGCAGATGGTGCGTTGTCCAGAGTGTGACAGTGAGGAAGAGGTGCAGATCCCGATGGGTCCGCAGTTTCTTTGGCCTCAAACCTGAGGACAGGGAAGCTGTCATTCTTGAGCCAACATTCCTGTTGATGTATCATTGTGGCTTCAGTTATCATGATGTGTACACATTGCCTGTCAGGTACAAGAGATGGTTCATTGACAGGACACAACGAGAGCTGAATAGTGGACAGAATGCAGACAGCCCACAATCAAGAGGATTGGATCCTGAAGTGAGAACACTTTTGGGAATGGCGAGAGATCAAGCGCCAAGCAGATTGAGGCGATTTACATAATCATTGGGACCCACAAGGGTCCCAAGCTGTTTGTTGTATATTTAGTGTTATGAAAATTGATGATTTGACAGCGGCTGATTATGATCACATGAGAAATGTAATCACTTCAGTTGTTTCACAGGTTTTTCGTAAAAATTTGTACGTCGGTCAACTTGCTGGCACAAAATCAACAAAACTCAGTTTATATGATTTTTTGGAAAAGAATGTTGATGAATTTGAAAGTTTTGAAGACATCTTTTTGTTGTTCAACAATTTGTTGATAGACCAGAATGGACATTTTGAAAAGAGTCAACTCAGCGTTCTGAACAATGTTGACAGGATTGCAACAGATGATATGATTAATGATATCATCAAATACAATTTCAAAATTGCAAATTTTGTCAATTTTAATGCATTTGTTGATGAATTTGAATATAAACTGAAGACATTGTTCAACAAGTTCTACGATTTGTTGAAATCATATGCGCAGCAGATTGGCGTACTGAAAGTAAAAGTTGACGAACCAAAAGGTGGTAGTTTGGGAAAAATAGCGTTTGGTGAACTGAGAGATATGCCAGAAAAGGATACAGAGATTGAGGCAAGGATTGTTGACTATCTAAAACAACATTTTAAGGGAGAACCCATGATTGGTTCTGTTGCAAAAGAGATCTCAAGTCTGTTAAAAGCAAGAAAATATAGGAATTATTTGCGAGGCCCAGAAACAGATGCTGTTTACAGAGGCATGTTGGTTTCAGGGGCTTGGTTAAGACAACATGTTAAAAGTCCAGGCTATTCTGGTGAAGCTGAAGTCAATATGAAATTTGTTCCCATTGATGTTGCCTCTTCATGGTCACAATCAATTGATGTTGCAGAAAGATTTTCACGTCGACATTCAGATAAGACTGACATGTATTATGTTGTATTGTGTGCAGATCCATTTGAGGAGAATGAAGGTAAGTTTCTTGATTGTCTAAATCTGTACAGTCTTTTTGGCGCAGCAACATATATTGATGAAGTTGAAGCAATTGGGTTTGGTGAGATTGCAGTCAATAAATTGTCATGGAAACGTCGACAATAAATGGAGAACGTAGTTAACAGTATGAAAATTTCAATAGAACAGTTGAGAGCAATAATTAATGAAGCGTTATCTGTGCCACAAGAAGATTTGGGTGATTATGAATTGACTGAATTTAGGCAATTTGTTGCACAATTTTTGAAAGACAATGGTCCAGCAACACAAAGTCAAATCACAACAGCATGGAATGAGTTAAAAGGTAGAGATGCAGATCGAAAAACACATAGTGATGCATTCCGTCCATATTCAACAACTACATATGATCATGATAAGTTTAATAAAGGATCATTGGTTGCCAGAGGTTGGTTGGTCCCTGCAGGTAAGAAGGGGGCTGCAACACTTTGGAAATTGTCACCAAGGGGTGAAAAAGACTTGTTGGGATCACTTAAAAAAGTAAAAAGAGCGCCAATAGATCCTGGAGAGAAAGAAGCTTTAGAAATAAAGAATGTTTTAGCAACAGATAGAAGCAATATTGAATTCAAAGTAATTTGGGCACGTCCAGCTATAAAAAGAGATGATATCAACCCAGGATTTAAAAAGATACCTGGTGTACAAAATTACAGTGTTGGTGGACGATTGGTAGATCGTAAAACAAAATCCACTATTAGCGTATATTTTACGTATATATCGGGGAAAAAAGCATTTGATTTATATTACACTGACATTGTTAATGAAAAAGATGTAAAGATCGAACCACCATATGTCTTTAGTGATAATGAAATAAACGCTATTGAAAATAAAATACAAGAAAAAGATCATGCAAAAGAATGGTATGGTAACCAAATTATCTGACAAATGGATCTCTGCTGGTGGCGTGGTCATCAAATATATTGATGGCATGCCTAATGTTTATGTAAGGTTGCCATCTGGTGATGGATCTTGGGGTTCGTGGTCACTTCCAAAAGGCCGTCAAGATGATGGTGAGAGCCTTATGAATGCAGCCATTAGAGAGGTTGGTGAAGAATTGGGTGTTAGGGCAAAAATTGTCAATGGTGGGTACATTGGTATGTATATTGGTCAATATTCAACAAATCATTTCTTTCTGATGGATGCACTCAGTGAACCGGGTGAACATGACTTTGAGACTGCAGAGGTTAAACTATTGCCATTTGATGAAGCAATTGAACTTTTTATGAGTGTTGGTAATGTTAGGGATGTGAATGTTCTCAATGACGCAAAAGAACTTTTGAAAGGAATGAAACAGAAAGTGTCAAAAAAGATCGATGATAACACAGAACCTGTGTTGATGAATGAATGGAAAGTGAATCTTCTTGGAAAACTTCTGTTTGGATCAATAGCACTTTGGATGGCAGGAAAAACCCTCAATCTCAAGATCAAGGGCACACCTCAAGAAGTGAATGCAGTCATGAATGCAATGATGTCAAGTAAACGTTTTCAGGATGAACTGAACAATCCAGGAGCGACTGTTCATGGTGTGATGCAGAAGTTGAACTTAAAGAATGCAGATGCCAGAGATTTTGAACGCATTCTTGGTGTTAAGTGGCCATTGTGAAAGATAGTTAACAGTATGAAAATTTCAATAAATCAGCTGAGGCAGATTATTAGTGAAGCATTGTCTATACCACAAGAAGATTTGGGTGATTATGAATTGACTGAATTTAGACAATTTGTTGCACAATTTTTGAAAGACAATGGTACAGCAACACAGAAAGAAATCATCACTGCATGGTTGGCTCAGAGTGGTAAAGAGTACAGGAAAATGAATTCTGATGCATTCAGACATTATTCAACAACTACATATGATCATAATAAGTTCAATAAAGGATCATTAGTTGCCAGAGGTTGGTTGGTTCCTGCAGGTAAACAAGGAACAGCAACACTTTGGAAATTGTCACCAAGGGGTGAGAGTGAGTTGCTTGGATCAGATAAGAAAATCAAAGCTGTTCAACAACAACGTAAATTTGCGCCAAGAGTAACTGAAAAAACAAATCCAGATTTATTGAAAGTTAAGGTTTATTATGCAACAAAAATTGATGAAAATCATTATAATGTTAGAGCAGACATAAATTGGAAAACTTCTAAAGATGACCCAAAAAATACTGAATATTCAGCTGTGGATGTAAACTTTACGTACATTCCTGGTCAATCAATTGTTGATTTAATTGACTATTTTAGTGGAAAAAAGTTTATGACATTCAAATTATCAACTAGAAATATGAATGATATCATAAAATACACCCGATGAAAAAACATAAATCTGATATGACAAATATATCTCAGTGTGGTCAATAAATTGTCATGGAAATGTTAACAGTATGAAAATCCGGATCTCTGAACTCAAGAAAATTATTAAAGAAGAACTTCAACTTGCAGAGGCAAGTTGGCAAGCAACTGCAACAATGTCAACAGTTCACAATATTGACAATCTTTTGCAATCTGTCAGTTCAGAGGTGAGATCTGTTTGGAGAAAACGTCCTGAAGAACATGAACGATTGATGAGAATGTCAAAGTTGGTTGCTGAATTGAGGCGAGAGAATGGTGAACTTGCTGATTGAAAAATAGTTCATATTGCATTCAAAGGGTTCACAGTTGTGGGCCCTTTTTCATTATGTGTGCCTAGATAAGATTGATAACACAAGATGGCAAATCAGGAAAAAGAACAACTTGACATGATGCTCAAATTGAGGGATGTTATGAATGACATCTCTGATGAAGCATCTGATTTTTCAAGAGCCATATCATCACAGACTGATGCAATGAAACGATTGCATGAGCAGATGAATTCAAAAGATTTCAAAGATTACATTGACAACAACAAAGAATTGAATGAAAAAATTCTTGGTGACATCAATGACAAATTGGAAGACCAAATTGATGATATGACTGATTTTGAGAAGGCTGTTACAAAAGCTGGACAATCTGTCAAAAAGCATGGTGTTATATTGGGTGGGTTCATTGGAACATTGAGTGGTCTGAAGAGTGGTCTCACAGGTTCAATTGCAATGATGCATTCACTTGGCAGTGCAATGTTCACTGTTGCAGGTGCAGCATTCAAATTGGGAATATCAATCATTTCAATCCCATTCAAGATGTACAAGGGGTTGCTTGATGAGGCAGTGAAATATTCAGGTGGTGATTCAAGTCTTCTGCAGGCAATTGAGAACATAAGAAAATCATTTGGTGATCTTGCAGGCCAAACGCCACAAGCGATCAGGATGACTGTTTCACACCTTGCTGGTTTTAGGGATACAGGTCTTTCAGCTTGGCGTGTATTTGGAAATCTTGCTGAACGTTTAGAGTATATGCTCAAAATGGCTGAGGGCATGGGTCCAACATTCCAAGTGTTGCGCAATGAATTTGAGGACAATGGTGGAGCAATCCTTGCATACCAAAAAGCGCTCGGTTTTGCAGAGGATGAAATGAAAGGTCTTGGTCAGAGAGCAATCACCATGGGCCAACCAATGTCAAAAGTGTTCAATGATTTGGCAAAACAGACGCTTGGGCTTGGAAGAGCATTTGATTTGGATCAAAAAATCATCGGTCGTGATGTTGGAAAAGCAATGAAAGATGTTGGCAATTTTGGTCAACTGGCAGTGAAAGAGATTGCTCAAGCATCTGTATACACCAAAAAGTTGGGTGTCGAACTTGATAAGGTTGTTGGAACACTTGGAAAATTTGAAACGTTTGACAGTGCAGCAGAGGCAGCAGCAAACCTTTCTCAATCATTTGGTGTGACAGTTGATGCATTCAAAATGATGAGTGCACAAAATCCAGCTGAACAACTTGATATGTTGAGAAAGTCTTTCAAGGAAGCCGGCGTTGACAGTTCACAATTTTCACGTCAACAGTTGAAATTGATATCACAACAGACCGGTCTTGATGAGGCAACTGCAAAACAGGTGTTCTCATTGAAAAATTATGGTTCATCACTTGATGACATAAAGAAGAAGTCAGAGGGTTCAGAAAAGAAGACAATGACGCAAACTGAAGCAATGCAAAATCTTGCTGCGTCAATTGAGAGATTGGTCAAATCTGGCGGTGACATGGGTCCTGCTTCATTCTTTCAACAATTCTTCAGGGGTTTCAAAGTTGGCATAGTGTCAACAAGAGAATTTGCTGTCCTGATGAGAAACATCAGGTGGTCACTCAGATTGACATTCATGGAAGGCATCAAATTGGGAAGAGAATTCACAAGATTTTTTCCTGGCGTTCATGACTTTTTGAAAAATCTTGCTGAGATGTTCAGTCCAAAACGTATTGTTGGCTTCTTTGCGTATATGCGTTCAGAATTGTCAGGAACAATTCATGCACTTGCAAATGGTGATGTCACAATTGTTCAGGCATTGCACAACATAATGTCAAAATTCAGATCATTCATGTCTCTTGAGGGATCAACAGGAATGAAAGTTCTTGAGAGCGCAAACAGATTTTGGAAAAATTTTGTTAAGATTGCAAAAGAGGGAATGAAATGGGCAATTGATCAGACCTCTGAAGGTTTGAAATTGATTGCTTGGTATCTGACAAATCCAAAACAGCTGACAACACCTGCTGCGGGTGGCATAAGCAAATTTGGTAGTTGGGTATTTGATAATGTCATAAAACCAGCAATTGATATTGGAAAATATGCATGGGATAAATTGCTTCCTCCACTGATGAATATCATTCAAACACTCATTATGGGTGTGACAAAAAGGATTGAAGGCGGATCATTTGATTTTGTTTTCAAGGCTCTTGGCTCAACAATATTGCTCAAAATTGTTGCAAACATTGTTACGTCTGCAACGTCAGGAATTGTTTCAGGTGCACTTACAACTGCAGCCGCTGCAATGATGGGTGCAAAGGGGATAATGGGTCAACTCTTTGAGAAGGTGAAGAATGTAAAAATTCCATCTGGATCATCAAAGGGGATAGGTGAAGTTGCAAATGCAGCTGCAAGCACAAAAGATTTGGGTGCTGCAGGATCTGAAATGGGCAAGATGAACATTGGTATGATAGCAAAGGGTGCTCTTGTTGTTGGCGCAGTTGCACTCCTTGTGACAGCAATTGCAGGGTTAACTTACCTGATGTTCAAGGGTGCTGATCCTGCAAAATTGAGTGCAATTGGCAAATACATGATATCAATGACTGGTGTCATTGCAGGGGCAGGATTGATTGCTCTTGAAGCAATTGCCTTGGGTGCAATTGTCACAAATCCTGTTGGTTTGACATTTGGTGCAGCAGGTTTGGCGGCAATTGGTGCAGTTGTGTTGGCTATCAGCGGCTTTGCTGCACTGACACTTGCGCAGATCGATAAAATCCCAGCAGGACCAGAATTTGAATCAAAGACAAACATATTCATCAACTTGATGAATTCAATTGTCAACCTGTCAAAAGAGATGGGAAGCATTCTCGGCGCTCTGAATGTTTCATTCACAGATTGGATAACAGGAACAAACTATGTTGAGAAGGTTTCTCAAGCAAAGAAGTTCATCGAAGCATACATTGGTGATGACAATTCCGGAATAATTGGCATAGTGAAAACACTCATCACATCATTGAGACAGATATCTGTTGGTGGTGCAATTGAGAGTGCCGTAACCAGTGCTGCATCAATATTCAATAGTGTTACACAGATGGTTGTAGCACTCAAACCATCAGATGAATTCTTCAAAGCTGTCAGAGAAATTGAGTTCACAAACAGAACAAACAAAACACAGAGCAATGCAATCTCTGACTACATCAGGGCACAATCACAACAGATTGAACAGTTGGCTGAAGCATCAAGAGGAATAATCAACACATTGATGAACAATGCTGCAATTGCACAGTCATCTGGCATTAAACCTGAAATGTTCAATTCAATCTCTGGCATCTTCAATTCAGTTGTAAATCTTATAACTTCACTCAAACCTTCAGATCAACTCATCAGTCAACTGATAACAACTGAAACTGTTGGTGAGAAGGGAAAGATGGTTGAAAAACATCTTGCAAAGTTTGATCCAAAAACATATGAAAGTATGTTGACAAGTGTTCTTGGCGTATTCAGGAGTGGGATACCGGAATTGATCAATGGAGTTTTGGGTTCAATCCAAGGTGTTAAACTTGATGTGAATTCAATGCAAAAGATTGATATGATTGGTAAGGTTCTCAAGTCTGCAACTGATCTCATCAATGCAATCAAACCCAATGAAATAACTGTTCAATCATCTGGCAAAGGTCCAACAGAGATATTGGCAAATGTTTCAAACATAGACACAGTCCTGAAAACATTTGGCTCTGGGTTTGGTGATATGTTCATGAGCATTAAACAACAGATCAATCAGATTACAACAGGTGATTTTGGAACAATCACACCTCAAAACATACAAATGTTCACAAATGTAATGAACTCAATCAAACCAATAACTGACGTCATAAATGTTTTGAAAGGTATGCCGACAACTGGGGGTCAGAATGTTCAAACGCAGATTGAAACAATGATGATCAGTCTCGCAAACATAGCACACTTTGGGAGAAGATTGGGTTCAGCTGAGTATGGGACAAACAATCTGATGAAGGATGTTGTCACAGGTGCAAACAACATTAAGAGTTCAGGTCTCATACCAGCACTTGATGGTTTGCAAAAGACAGTCGATGCAATCAGCAGAGTGTCAAAAATGTTTGATGGTGAAAATGTGTCAGTTGACACAAAACTGAAGAAAATTGCTGAAGGAATTGGTATCAAAGGAAAAAAGTACGAATTCCAGATCGCAGAGGGCAGAGCTCAGTTGACAGTCAATCTGACGGTCACAATGAAAACTGATGAAGTTGAGAAGGTTATACTTGAGAACAAGCAATCTATCATAAGGGATAGATTAAATTTTGCTGCAGAGCAACCGGTTTCACCAACACAAAGATTGCCTGAAAATTTGAATGATTATCAAACTGCTTATCAGACCGGACCAATAACTCCATAAAATGATATTTAGCATTTGATTATGGCTGACATAAAAACTGGCATGGGTGGTACTGTTGTCGATGGAACATTGGTTTCATTTGATCCAGTTTTGCAAAATGAAAAGAGTGCATCTGAAGGATTGAAACCTGATGTTGGTTCAGTCAGCAAACAGGGTGAACAGAAAGACCTGTCAACAAATGTTAAAAGAACACTCAGAAGTTATCTGTCAAGTTTAACATCACAACCAAAAACACCAACTGGCAACAATGATGTGCATGCAAACACAATCCCAATTGCAGATGATGGTGAGCAGCAGAAAAAGTATGATGACAGAGAATACAGTGAAACGACTGTTGATGAACAAAAATTGATATTTGCTGGCACTGACATGAAAGCGTCAGACAAGGTTGTGCCAACAATTTCACCGGTTGAAAATAACCAAAACAGAACAGGTGTTTGGTTACCAAACAGAGTTGATAGACTGATACAACGTGAAGCTGAAACAAAACAACACTTAAAATCACTCATACAGAATAATCGTTTCAGCATTGGTTCAACCGGTAGAGAAACTGCTGCAATTGACTACAATGGTACAAATCCTGACATTGTGCCAACAAATGATGTCACAGTTCATCATCAGAAAATTCAGAATTTGAACTATGGTAAATTGGCTCAGCTTGGTAATCTGTTGTCTCTGAGGGCATCTGGTGAGCTTGGATCAACCAATTCTGGTGTCAATCCAACATCTGGTGGACAGGAGGCATCGGCTCTATTACCATCTGCAGTTCAGCTTGGTTTGATGAGAGTTGAACCTGATGTTCTCAATGCACTGAATGCATTCAATGATCTGACAGATGATAAGTTGAGTGATGAAAACTATTCAACAAATAATCAGACTTCTTGGGGCGCACTCAACAATGTTCATGATCCATACACGGGACCTGATGCAATTGGAATGCTCCCATTGTCAATTGCATTGACAGCAGCAGTGATTGTGTCATTTGAGCTCTTGTCAATTTTTATACCAACTGAAGGCTTGGGTTCAGGAAAGATGAAGGATGGAACGTACATTCCTGGAAGATCAACATTGTCAGCAGGAAGCAGTCCAAATAAACCACTATTTGGTCTACCACCAGACATGAGTTCTGTGTTTGGAATAAAACCAACAACGAGACAATACCAAAAATGTGTTAGGAGAGGTGTTGAAGAATTTTTTGGTGGTGATCTGAGTGGTTTGTTGTCAGACAGCCCACAATACAATGTTATTGTGTCAAGGGCAATAAACAGATCAGCGCTTCAGTTTGTTGACAAACTGAAGAATTTCAATTCAAGCAATATAGTTTCCGGCATAAAGGATGTTTTTGAGATTGCAAATTTCATCAAAAATTCAAAAATGATAGCAGCAATGAATACATTTGCATCTGTTGGCGACATTGTATTGGGAATTGATGAAAAGGAAACTGTCACAAGACAATTGCCTGATGGAACAGAACTGAAATATGTTTCAACAATTGATACCTATGATGATGCAACACCAAGAGCTTCAGTTATCAAGAACAGATTGAATGACAGTTTGAGATCAGCATGGGGAACATCAACTGCAAAAGCAATGTACATTGTACCAAAATCAATAAGAAATTTGGCACATGTTTCACAAAATTTTGAGCCATTTCTTGGTCCGGAAGCTTTGAGTAATCCAATCAATCCATATGTTGATGCAGACAGAAATTTTGATTATGGCGTGAATGGAAGAATTGATCAATCAATTGTTGAAAAGATTGAAAATGATCTGGACGCAGAGTATGTTCCGTTCTATTTTCATGATTTGAGAACGAATGAAATTATACAGTTTCATGCATTTTTAACAAATCTATCTGATGCGTTCAATGCAGACTATGATAAGATTGATGGGATTGGAAGAGTTGACACAATTCAACATTACAAAAAGACAAACAGATCAATTGATTTATCATTCAAAATTGTTGCAACAAATGAGGATGATTTTGATGATATGTGGACAAGAATAAACAAACTCATAACACTGTTATATCCACAATATACTCAGGGCAGAAGCGTATATGACGAGAATGGAAACAGAAATTTCACAATACCTTTCAGTCAGCTCCCAGGTGCTTCACCAATGGTTAGAATGAGAATTGGTGATGTTATCAGATCAAACTATTCAAAATTTGCGTTAGCAAGACTGTTTGGCGCAGGAGATCCTGAAGGCGTTAGGTTCAATGGTGAACGTACATTGACATTTGAAACTGACATCGATGTTCAACGAACTGGTGGATTCAATGTTGTTGAAGGAGAAAAATATTCAGTGTCAACATCTGGTCATGCTGTGAGTAAAAAGAGCAGTGGCATCACAATCTCTTCAGGTAACAGAACTCCTGAGAGAATGAATATTTTGATGAATGATTTGCAATATTTTGTGTTCACTGTCCAATCTGTTGATCTGAATTCTGCAACTGTCATTGCAAAACCTGAAATCATTGGTGATGTCAATGATGGCATAGAGAGCTATTTGATGAACAAATATTCTGATTACATTGATTTGAATTATACAATTCCAATCAATCAGCTGAATAGAGTTGTTAGGTTCACCGTGAAATCAAATGTTGACAACACAACAACACTTGAAAATTTTATGTCATCTGAGAACAATTGCATAGTCAAATCATTTGAAACAACAAAAGGTAAAGGATTGGCTGGTTTCATCGAGAGTTTATCAATGACATTACTCGAACAGGGTGGGTACACTTGGGAAACACAACAAGGATATGTTGCACCAAAGGGTGTCAACATAACAATGAAATTTGCCCCAGTACACGATATTTCACCTGGCATTGATCATCTTGGATATAATAGAGCTCCTGTGTATCCAATTGGGTATGCAATGATGGGAAGGAATAAAAAATGAACAGATATTCATCAACACCTTTAATCAATCTTGGTATTCAATATGGAACAACAACAATCAACAGAACAGTTAGGAATGAAATCAAGAATGGAAATATAAAAACTGTCGAATACATTCTGAAAGAAGGACAAAGATTGGATTCATTGGCAGGTGAACTCTACAATGATGCTTCGTTATGGTGGTTGATTGCAATCGCTAGCAACATTGGTTGGGGTCTTCAGGCACCCCCGGGCACAATTTTGAACATTCCTGCGTTACAAGACGTTCAGAAATATATTGGTTGATGTATGGCAAATGATTTGCTGAAAATTGAAGATATCAACAGAATGCTCACACCTGCTGGGGTTCTTGTTGCAAATAAACTGAAAAAATCTCCCATTTTGACAGAAAAATTGCTTGATATTTTGTATGGAGGAACTGGTGCTTACAGTTCAAATGGTTTCATCAATTCATTGAATGCTCTGAAGTCAGGAAATTCAGATTATGATTTCAGTGATTTGATGACAGTGTATGCTGACACAGCAGAAGATTTCAATCCAGATTGTCAACAAAAGAGTGGAAAGAATTCAAAGTTCAAATTCAACAACATTGTGAAGCCGGATGAAAATAACAAATTGAAGCTTTGTGTTCTCAGCAGAACACCATTTATAAGTCCTGCAGTTAGGAACACAACAAAGGTTGAAACATTTCTCAACTTTATACCAACAGTTGTCGCAAGTGAATTGCAACTCTATTTTGATGCACAAATTGTGTTTCAGGATATAGCAACGTCTGAAGGCGACGGAAATGAACAGTATGGAAAATTGAGACCACCAGGTTTGTTCAGATTTCTGTTGGGAGCAGAGAAGACACAACCAGATATGATATCAGATCAAGTTGGTTTAACGCAAGGAATGGAAATGTTCACTGCGCCACAAACATTACAAAATCTTGACAGAAGAACATCACTTGATCCATTTAGACCACTGCTAACATTTGAAAGTTTCACAGTAACTGAAACGCCAACAGTTGGTATGTACACATACAAAAAGGCTGATATGAAGATTGTTCTTCATGACAGGACAAGATTGCATGAAATTGCTGAATTTTTGAAACCTGAATTGTATCAGCAATCAAAGTATGCACCAACATTCTGGATAACATATGGTTGGAGATTACCACAAAGATATGATGTCAATGTGCAAACTTATGAGCAATTCATCAATTCAACAATGTTGACAAGAGAAGCATACAGGGTGCACAACTCTCAATATCAATTCAGCGGTGATGGAAAAGTTAACATAACGTTAAATTTGCACACTGAATGCATTCACAATTTGAGACTTAGGAATATGAATGAAGGTAAGAAATTGAATGCCTTCAACAAGATGAAAGAATTGTCATCAAAGATAGCAACAATCATTGAATCAAATAGCAAACTTTCTGAAAGAAATGAACAATTGAAAGAATTGCGCCCAATCCAACTGCTTGATGCAGCATCAAATATGACATACCCAGATCTTGATTATGATAAGATCAGATCAACAATCAAGGAATTTGATAAGTCTCTCAGCAAAACAGGTATAATCAGTAGAGAGAAAAAGAATGAACTGATTGAACTGCTGAATGATTACTATCATAAAACTGGAAACAGTAAAGAGTACGATTACAAAAAGAATATTGCAACAGAGGCAGCAGAGGAGACAAAAACAAAGCTTAAAGATCTGATCAAAATTGATAATGATCCATTCTTGTGGTATGTGAACAGCGCTGATGAACAACACAATGATTTGGCACAACAAATCAAGAAAGCAGACACAAAATCAGACAAGAAGAATGGTGAACTGATCAGCGGAATATCATCATTTGGAAAAATTATGTCAACATTCATGTCAGAGCTGACAAAAATGGATAACAACATAAATGAACTCCAATTGTTCTTTTATCAATTCAATGACGCAGCGGGCGCCGCAGCAAACACAAATATTGCTGAATTTCCAATTGATTTGAACATGTTCTCTGATAAGTTGAGAGAAACATACATCAATAATGGATCACAGTACATGACATATGAAGAATTTTTCAGATTGCTTGTTGATAGCCAATTGAATGATATGAGATCAGTTGGTTATGGTTTCAGAGAATATTTCAAACCATACATTCCAGGAAAATCAAATGATGCCGAACTTGATCCAAAAAAACAGCAAGGGTATGAAAACAAACTTGCTGGTTATGATGGTTCAAAAACATTCAAAAAACCTGAAATTGAAATGTATGTTGAAACATTGCATCAGAATGATAATGCAAGGAACAGTACAGATTTGTTGGTTCAGTTTCAATCACAAGTTGCGGGAATAAATGGTTCAAAGAGTGATGTGTCAAAAACAATTGTTAGAGTGCACATTTTTGACAAAGTGTTGAGCCCAATACCTGAGATCGAGGATACACTTGCATTTGATCGTGGTCAATTCATAAGTTTTGAAACAAGGGACGAACGAACAAACTATATTCTTGGAACATCAGATCCATTCAATGATGTCAATTTGACAAAAGACTATTCATATGGATTGCCAGTTGAAAACATAAAACGTAATGTTTCAGCACTGTTTCCAACAATACTGTTTGGTTCAAATGGTTCAATGATAAAAGAGGCAACACTCTCATCTCAACAGGATCAATTGTTGGCAACTGTGCAAATGCAAAAGATGACAAGGGATGGTCAATCAACAGGAATGTCACCAAATGGCGGTGGAATTGGTGGACTTCCAGTCAGCATTATACCTGCAAAATTGTCAATGACAAGTGTTGGATGTCCGCTGTTGAAATTGGCACAACAATATTTCATTGATTTCAGCACAGGAACAACAGCTGATGCGTTGTACATACTGACAAATATGACTCACACAATATCGCAAGGGAAGTATGAGTCAAGTTTGCAATTCAGTTTCACTGATGGGTATGCAAGGTTCAGAAATCCTGTTGCACACACAATTGATAGACTTCGAGCAAATCTTGAAACAATTTCAAATGGTGAGAAAACATGAACATGTTCACAATGTATTGAATAATCACTGTTGGTGAAAGTTGCAATTGCAAAACAGTTGTTTGGAACTGGCAAAAATATTATCATTGATGATGATGAAAATTTGATCATCAGTGCTGACAACATTCCTGAAGATGCATATGTTTTCACTGGTGATATCAAGTTTGATTGTGATCACTGCTTTGATACATTGATGAAATTGAATCATGTTGGTGTCAATACCATTCCTGATGAAAAGTGGTCAAAACCAATGCAAACATTGATGACATCTATGCAGATTGATGAACACATTCCATGGGCAAAATGTATGCCTCAGGATGATTTCAGATTGCATCTCAAGAATGTTGTCAGTGCATTGAAGGAAACCATCACAAACATTGATGAGAATTATTACAGGTCAACCTGGGTGCCTGGAATGACAATATTGAGACAACTTAAGCCTGCATCAATTGACGAGGAGCTGTTTGATGCAGCGATGTCCAATTCAAAGAAGACAAATAGGAATGTCATTTCAACATTTATGCCTGTCAATGGAGGTTTTGCAATGCCAATCAGTTATGACAGATTTGGAGCAGTGACAGGCAGATTGACTGTTTCACAAGGACCAAACATCCATACACTGTCAAAACAGTACAGAAATGTGATCACATCCCAATGGAAAGGAGGTCATATTTTGCAATTTGATTTCATGGCGTTGGAAGCAAGGATTGCTCTGTACGAGAGTAACAGAACTTGTGCAGATGATGATCTGTACAATGACATTGCAGTCCAATTTGCTGGCGTGACGAGACAGCAGGTGAAAGGTGCAATCATCAGTGAATTGTATGGTGTTGGAAGAAAAAAACTGGGTGATGTCATAGGTTTACGTGGCGTAAATTTGGAAAAATTTGTTAGAAAAATTCACGACTATTTTGGTATTGATGAATTCAAGAAACGTTTGGTTCAACAATTCAGTGAATATGGATACATAAAAAATCATTATGGTAGAATTATCAAATTGCAATCTGAAAATCCTGAAAGATTACTGTTGAATTATTATGTCCAATCAACCGGATCTGATGTGTCATTGATGGGTTTTGGGAACATTGTCAATGCAATGCACCATGATGAAGTGAAATTCCGACCACTATTCCTGATACATGATGCATTGATTGTTGATGTGCATCCTGACAGTGTAGGGAGAGTGAAAAAATATTGCAATGTGCACGTTCCTGGTTATGTGCAACGTTTTCCATTGAAGATTAGCAATTTTTCCAATACATAATATCATGTCAAATGTAATGAAATTGTCAGATTTGAGATCACTTATTGAAACAATATTGTTGGAAGCAAAAACAAAATCATTGGAAATTCATTCAGATAGACAATTTGACATTGAATCATATCCTCGCGCATTGAAATTAATTGATGAATTAGCTATACTTTTGGCAGAAAAAGGTTTTCCTGCAGGAGAAGATGTTATTCTTAAACAGATTAAACCACTTCTTCTTTCAAAAATGAGAGAAATAAAGAAATCTACATATAAAAAAGTTGATAGAAAAGCTGCTGCGACGAAAGCAGCTGCAACAAGAGCAAAAGAAAAACTTAAAGCTAAAAAAGATGAGGAACGTTATAATGCAATTTATGGGGCTAGAGATGCAGCTGATAGTGAATGGGCAGAAGTAGAAGATGCAACACTTTTGGATGCAAAAAAACCAGGTGTAGGTAAAAAAGCAACAACTTATTTTGATTCACGTAAAGAAGATGATGTTACAGTTTATTTACGTCCTGATCTTGTAATTGTAAGAACACGATCGTTGGATGGAACATCTTGGGAAAATATTATGCCACTAAAATTGGCTAAATTAAAAGGATTAATTGGTAATATTATTGCTCGAGCAGGAGATACAGCAACTCAAATACCTCGTCCACCAACGAAACATGAAATTAATCCTGAAATGTATGATTCCAATAATCGTCGAATTCTTCGATGGTAATCATAATATCTGGAATTTGATTTAATGTAATTGTATTGATATCAATGATTATAGGTTGAAACATAGAATTTTTGAACATTTGACATAACTTGGTGATAATATCAAATTATGTTTTTAACCCCTGAACAGATATCTGAAAATTTTGATCAATTCAGAAAATATTGTGAAGATCATACAGGAGATCGTTCTGAAAAGATATTGTATCTCGTTGATCACATAGCAGAACAGTTAGCATTGTGCCCTGCTTCATCAAAAAGTGAATATCATAATGCATTTCCCGGTGGTCTCATTGAACACAGTCTTCGTGTTTTGCGTAATGCAATCATCATAAACAAAACTTTTGATCACAAAATTGATAAACAGTCAATTGTGATAACGTCACTATTTCATGATTTGGGAAAGTGTGTCCACAAAATGGAAAATGGTGATCTTGTTGAGTACTATCTTCCACAGGACAGTGATTGGCACAGAAAGCAGGGTATGGTGTACAAATACAATGATGCAATCCCGTTCATGACAATTCCAGATCGCAGTTTGTGGATGTTGCAGCTTTTTGGTGTTGAATTGTCATATGAAGAATATCTTGCAATAAAACTTCATGATGGTTGGGCTCTTGATGAGAACAGAAAATACAATATGAAAGAACCAACACTTTCACAAGTCATCATGACAGCTGATTATCAAGCATGCAAATATGAAAAACAGTTCAATAAATAACATATTTTGTGATGATATTGACAGTGATTGGCACAAATTTATGTCAACACTCAAGTCTCCTGAGGCAATGTATGCATTCACAATGTTGAATGGAATACATGTTCCATGCCCGCATGTTACAGTTGATGTTGATGATGATGAAATAATGTTTGAATGGCCAACAGATAAACATTATGTTGTTATCAGTGTATCACATTCAGTGTACAAATCAGTTGATTGGTGTCATCATGATTTTGATCTGAATAGGATAACATCTGGTAGTGGATTTGATGATAAAGTTATCTCACTTTTGAAGACAATTTTTGATCATCAAGTTGTATAAATTGATATTTATTGGTATGTTTTCAAGTAAACAGAAATGGCAACAATTTGTGAAAGAATGTTTATCTGAGCTTGAAAAACATGAGGTTCAGGGTGAAGAGGATACATTGGATGAATTTTCTGGCGCAGGAGCAATTGCTGGTTTTACAGCGCCTCTTGGAATGTCAGGACAAGATCTTCTTGGATATAAGAAGATCAGAAAATCAAAAATTGGAAAGTGATTATTCACTTTGAACAGTGGACAAAATTTTGTTACAATTGCAATACTATCAGTTGTGTTGCAGATGTGACTTGATGGGTAAAAGGAAAAAGGAAAAATATATGGGTATTGATATTGAAGCAATTAAGCGTAAGATGGCAGAATTGAATGGAGAAAAACGACAGTCATCCATCCAACAATGGAAACCTAAACTTGGTGAACATAAAATTAGGGTTCTTCCATGGCCTGACGCAAAGGATGGTGAGCCATTTCACGATAGACAATTCTATTACATTGAAGGAAATCAAGGATTTCTTGCACCTTCACAATTTGGTAAACCTGATCCAATAAATGAGTTGTTGAGAAAATTGTATTCATCTGGAAAGGCTGAGGATCGTTTAACTGCAAAGAAGCTTCTTCCAAAGACAAGATCATATGCGCCAATCATTGTCAGGGGTGAAGAGGATAAAGGTGTACAAATATGGGCATTTGGAAAGACTGTTCATCAAAGATTGTTGAGTTTCTTTCTTGATGATGAGGTAGGTGATTTTACTGATGTAGAAGATGGTCTTGATCTTAAGATCACAATTTCAAAAGTTCAGGGAAAAGATTTCAATGACACATCAGTTGATCCAGCAAGAAAATCTTCAAAATTGTCAGCTGATCAGAATGAAGCCCAAAAATGGATTAACAATATTCCAAACTTGAATGATATGTACAAAGAAAAATCATATCATGAAATAGAAAGTTTGTTGAACAATTGGATTAATGGTGGTACATCAAATGATATGACTGAGGGAACACAAAAATCTGGTGGTTCTGACGTTACTGAAAAGTTGGTGAATGATCTGAAACAAGTGGAGAAAAAAGAACCAAATGTACAATCAGAAAAGGTTACCAAAAAGCAGAAGAAACAAACTGATGATGAAGATTTGTCTCCTGCGACAGGACAATCACTTGATGATGTTTTCAATGATTTGATGGCAGAAGAGAACTGAACGGGTCTTAAAATAGAATGAACTTATCTTGCCAAGGTCAATTTGGTCTTGGCAAGATTTTTATCAAAATTTAGAGGAAAAGGAATATGGCAAAACAGAAAAAGAATGTCGTAGTTGATGTTGATGATGGAATTGATGATTTAACATCAAGTTTGATCAGTGATATCAATAAGGAATTTGGTCAAAGAGTTGCATACAATTTGGCACATGATGAAGCACCAACTGTTGTGAAACGTTGGATATCAACTGGATCAAAATTGCTTGATTACGCAATTGCAAACAGATCTGGTGGTGGTTATCCAGAAGGAAGAATTATTGAAATTACTGGATTACCATCAAGTGGCAAATCACACCTTGCATATCATGCCGCAGCTGTCACACAAAGATTGGGTGGATTGGTCGTGTATGTTGATACAGAGAACGCAACTCCAATTGAAAAATTGAAACATGTTGGTATCAATGTGCAGAAAGGTTTTGTGTATGTTGATACACACTGTACAGAAGAAGTTTTTTCAGTTATTGAAGCAACTGTATTGAAGGCAAAAGCGCTCTTGCAAAAGAAGGATGTTCCAATTCTTGTTATTTGGGACAGCGTTGCAGCAACTTCGCCAAAAGCAGAACTTGAAGGTGAATATGAAGACAACACAATGGGTTTGCAAGCAAGGGTTATTAGCAAAGGAATGAGAAAAATAACAGGTGTCATTGGACAGAATAATGTAACTCTTTTGTGTCTCAATCAGCTGAGAGAGAAGATGGGTGGTCCACCTCATGCTGACAATTTGATAAGTCCAGGGGGAAAAGGCATACCATTTCACGCGAGTATCAGAATTCGTTTAGGTTCAGGTGCTCCAGTGAAGGATAAAGATGGAAATGTAATAGGAATTCACGTCAATGCTACGCTGAAAAAGAATAAGGTTGCACCACCATTCAGAAAGTGTGAATTTGATATTCTTTTTGGAAAAGGAATTGTCGAGGATGAATTCCTTTTTGATGAATTGCGTTCTTGGAGTGATGACAAAGGAGGAGCAATAATTGGTGACAAAAAGATTCAATTGACAGGCTCCGGCGCGTGGAAAACTCTTATGGTAACTGACATAACAACTGGCGAAGTTCTTGTTGAAAAGAAATTTTATAAGGCAGAATTTGGATCATTGATGAAGGATGAACAATATAAACCATTCATTGATCTGTTGGCAGAAAAAGCCCTGATTTTTGATCTTGAGGCTTCAACTGCATCAGATGAACCACAGGATGATGGAGATGAGGATGTGTCAGATGATTGACATAAAAATCAAAAAATTGAGCGACAATGCAACAATTCCAGAGTATGCAACCTCAGGAGCTGCAGGAGCAGATCTGTATGCAGCTGAGGATGTTGTCATTGTTCCAATGGGAATAAAATTGGTAAAAACAGACATTTCAGTTGAAATTCCTGAAGGATATGAAATTCAGATCCGACCAAGATCTGGTCTTGCGCTCAAATCTGGGATAACTGTTCTCAATTCTCCTGGCACAATTGACAGTGACTATAGAGGAAACGTGGGAATAATCCTGATTAATCATACAATGACCCCATTTAATGTTAGAAAAGGCGACAGAGTAGCTCAAATGGTTTTGTCAAAAGTTTATCAGGCAGTGTTCAGTGAACATGAAACATTAACACAGACAGACAGGGCTGCAGCAGGATTTGGAAGCACAGGAAAGAATTGAAATGAATGCACCAATTTTGAATGAACGTCCAATATTGATAGTTGATGGAATGAATGCTTTCATCAGAGCATTTTGTGCATACCCAAGCATGAATGTGCATGGCGAGCAGATGGGTGGTGTTGTTGGATTTATGAAAATCTTGTCAAGATTGGTGCATGAAATTCAACCAATTGGTGTTTACATAGCTTGGGAAGCAGGTGGTTCAAAGAAGCGCAGAAAATTGTTCAAAGAGTACAAGATGAACAGAAAGCCTGCTGACATTTTGAACAGATATTATGAAGATGACATACCTGAGAGTGATGACAACAGGATGAAACAGAATATTCTGCTCATAAAACTTCTCAGGTATGCTCCTGCTTGTCAAATTTATGTGAAAGATTGTGAAGGAGATGATGTGATTGCATACCTTTGCAGATATACATTTCCTAACAGACAAAAGGTCATTGTGTCATCAGACAAAGATCTGTATCAATTGTTGGATGACAGAACAAAACTTTACAATTTACACAAGAAAACGTACAATACGAAGGAGAGCGTACTGAGTGAATTCAGAGTGCTGTCAACAAATTTTGGGATAACAAAATGTCTTGTTGGTGATAAGAGTGATAACATCCCAGGTGTTGAAGGTTTGGGTTTCAAAACTGTCCCAAAACTGTTCCCATTTTTGGGAACTGATAATGTGTTGTTGAGTGATGTGTTTGACTATTGTCATACGCATATTGATGAAGGAAGGTTTTTCAAAAAGATACTTGAAGAACGAAAACTGATTGAAAGGAATTGGGATATCATAAACCTGTCTGGCGGTATGCTCTCATCTGTGCAGATGAGCAAAGTTGACACAACAGTGAGTACATTCAAACCAAAGGTTGATAAAGTCAACTTTACAAAAATGTTGATTGATGAAGGTCTGAGTGATTTTGATGTTCAATTTTTCTTCAGTCCTTTCAACAGTGTTGAAGGCATAAAGTTTTGATTATGAACAATGTAACTACACTTGGTGAATTTGGTAAATCTTTTCAGGAGAAATTGATACAAGCATTATTGAATGATAGGCAATTTGCTGAACAGATGTTGGAAGCATTCAATAGTCAATATTTTGATCTGAAATATCTTCAATTTTTGGCAGAAAAGTATTTTGCTTATGCAAAAAAGTATAAAGTGTTCCCAACATTGCAATTGCTGATAACAATCATTAGGGACGAATTGAAAACCGGAAATGATATTGTGTTGAGAGATCAGATCATTGAATATCTGCAACGTATCAGAACAAATCCGGACATTGGCGATCTGAATTATGTTAAAGAAAAATCTCTTGATTTTTGCAGAAAGCAGGCTCTGAAAGCTGCATTATCAAATGCAGTTGATCAGATGCAAACAGAGAAGTATGAACAGATAGTTGATGGTATCAAGAAGGCTGTGATGGTTGGCACAACACCATCTCTTGGACATGATTTTTTTGAAGATTATGAAGCAAGATTCATAAGACTTGCAAGGAATGCAATCCCAACTGGTTTTCCTCAACTTGATAAGAAAGAAATATTTCAGGGTGGTGCAGGAGCAGGTGAATTGTGTGTTGTCATCGGGAACACAGGGTCAGGAAAATCGCATTTTTTGATCAATAAGGGTGCAGTTGCTTTGAGGCTTGGAAAGAATGTTTTGCACTACACATTTGAGCTCTCAGAAACTGCAATTGGTATCAGATATGATTCAAATCTTTGTGATATGGATAGCAACACTGTCATTGATGAAAAGGACAGTGTTCTTGAAAAGTACAAAGATATGAAGCTTGGAAAGCTGATCATAAAAGAGTTTCCAACTGGCACAGCAACAATCTATACATTGAGAGCTCACATTGAGAGGTTGGCAACAAAAGGTTTTAGACCAGATATGATCATTATTGATTATGCTGACATTATGAGATCAACAAGACAATATGACAGTCTCAGACATGAATTGAAATTGATTTATGAAGAATTGAGAGGATTGGCAACAGAATTGAAAATTCCTGTCTGGACAGCATCCCAATCAAACAAGGAGGGTGCAGACAGTGATGTTATTGATCTCACAAACATGAGTGAAGCTTATGGTAAAGCAATGACTGCTGACATCATTGTTTCAATTTCAAGAAGATCACATGAAAAAGCAACCGGATGGGGTCGACTCTTTGTTGCAAAGAACAGAGCTGGAAGAGATGGTTTACTCTTTCCAATAAAGATAGACACCGCAAGGAGCAAATTTGAAATTGTTGGAGAGAATGAATCTTTTGGTCCAGACAATGAGAATAGTTCAACAAAAAAAGCAATAAGAGAAAAATGGCAGGAACTTCAGAAGGAAAAGAACCTCAATCTGCAATCACCAATAAAACGTAATGAAGAACAAGAATTGTGATGATATCAAACTGTTATAGTTAATGAGAGTTCAGACGTAGGTAGAAAATATGACATACAATAGGGATGATGCACTCAAAATTTCTAAGGATTATTTTGATGGTGATGATTTGGCTGCAGGAGTTTTTGTTTCAAAATATGCATTGAAAGATGCTGAAGGCACAATTTATGAAGCATCACCAGCAGAGATGCACAAAAGACTTGCAACAGAATTTGCAAGGATTGAGAACAAATATCCAAATCCTATGCAATATGATGAAATATATCAACTCTTATCAAATTGGGATGTTGTTCCACAGGGATCACCTATGTCTGCAATTGGAAATCCATATCAATTGCAATCATTATCAAACTGTTTTGTGATTGAATCACCTCATGACAGTTATGGTGGAATTCTGAAAACAGACGAGGAACAGGCACAAATCATGAAACGTCGTGGGGGCGTTGGATTTGACATTTCAACAATAAGACCAAAAGGTTTGGTGACAACAAATGCTGCAAAAACAACCGATGGCATTGGTGTTTTTATGGAACGTTTCAGCAATACCTGTCGAGAAGTTGCGCAAGGAGGACGCAGGGGTGCCCTCATGCTGAGTCTTTCAATTAATCACCCAGAAATAAGAACATTTTTGAACATAAAAAAGGATCTCAAAAAAGTAACCGGTGCAAACATATCAATTAGATTATCAGATGAATTTATGCTTGCTGTCAAAAATGATCTCAAATTTAAGTTGAGATTTCCTGTTGACAAATCTGAACCAGCATTGGTTGAAGATTGGGTTGAAGCAAAACAATTGTGGAATGAGATCATTGAAGCAGCTCATCAGAGTGCAGAACCAGGTTTGCTATTTTGGGACACAATGATTAGACGTTCACCTGCTGACAGTTATGCGTCATATGGGTTTAAAACAACATCAACAAACCCATGTTTAACTGCAGATACAATGGTTGCAGTTGCAGATGGCAGAGAATTTGTTGAAATTGGTCAATTGGCAAAAGAAGGTTTAGATGTATTGGTTTACGCATTGGATGAAAATGGAAAAATTGTTGTAAAAACAATGAGAAATCCAAGATTAACTGGAAAAAATGAACCAATATATGAATTAACATTAGAAAATGGTCATAAAATTCGTGCAACAAAAAACCACAAATTTATGACAATCAAAGGCGAATATAAAGAAATTTGTGATTTATCAGTTGGTGATGCACTCTACATTGAAGTACAACAACATAATACTGAATTGTTTATTCAACATTATGAATTCAAAAATATTGATGGAATATTGTATGTAAAGAAAATTTGTGAACATTGTGGTAATGAATTTTGGGTACCATATTCAAATAGAGAAATTTCATTTTGTCAAGATTGTGCACAAAAAATAGATAATAAGTGTGAAAAAATTATTTTGCAATCAAATTTTGCTATAAAAATTGTTGATATCAGGTTTGTTGGGCATGAAGACGTATACAATGGAACTGTTGATGATGTACACAATTTCTATGTTGGTGGTTGGAATGAAAATGGTCAAAAATTGATGATAAACAACAAACAATGTGGTGAATTACCAAATTGTCCTGAAGATTCATGCAGGTTATTATTGGTGAATTTGCACAATTTTGTTGAAAACCGTTTCACAGAAAATGCAAAATTCAATCATGATCGTTACAGAAATGTTGTCATGAAAGCACAACGTTTAATGGATGATCTTGTTGATCTTGAATTGGAAGCAGTTGATAAAATCATCAACAAAATTGAGAACGATAAAGAACCAGAAGATGTTAAAGCAAGAGAATTCAATCTTTGGAAGCGAATAAAAACAAAGGCTCAAAATGGTCGTCGAACCGGTTTGGGTATAACAGCATTGGGTGATGCAATTGCCGAGTTGGGAATGAAATATGGTTCTGACCAATCAATTAATTTCACAAGTGAAGTGTACAGAAATCATTGTGTCAGTGCTTACAAATCTTCTTGTATTATGGCACAAGAACGTGGTGCATTTCCTGTCTATGATGAAAATCTTGAAAAAGATAATGAATTCCTGAATCAGGTAAAAGATGAAGAGGATATCAGAAAATTGATGTCAATTGCGGGCAGAAGGAACATTGCACTTTTAACAACAGCTCCTGCAGGTTCTGTTTCAATTATGACACAAACAACATCTGGTTGTGAACCGGTTTTCAAAATTCAATATAAGCGCAGAAAAAAGATCAATGTTGGCGATGAAAATACTCCTGTTGATTATGTTGATCCAATGGGTGATAAATGGCAAGAATTCACAGTCAGTCATCATGGTTTCAATGAATGGAAAAGGATAACTGGACTGTCAGATGATGACATTGAAAAGTCACCATATTGGGGTGCAACAGCCAATGACATTGATTGGTTGAAAAAGATTGAACTTCAAGCTGCAGCCCAGAAGTGGGTTGATCATGCAATAAGCAACACAGTGAATCTTCCTGAAAACGTTTCTGTTGACACGGTTAAACAGATCTATATGAAAGGTTGGGAAACTGGCTGTAAAGGTGTAACAATCTACAGAGAAGGTTCAAGGAGTGGTGTATTGGTTTCAGATGACACCAAGACAGTGAATTCAAGCAATCCAGAAGACATTGAGTTAAAGTTTCAAGAACTCATAAATAAGAACCCTGAATACAGACCAAAGAATATTCTGATGTCTCCTGCACCAAAGAGAGAGAAGGAATTGCCATGCGATATTCACAGAGTGAATGTTAAGGGTGAGAGCTATCTTGTTGTGATTGGATTGTTGAATGGACAGCCATATGAAATATTTGCAGGTCTTTCTGCACATGTTGAAGTGCCAAAAAAGGTGAAGTCTGGTATTCTCATTAAGAATGGAAAGAATAGTGATGGGCTTGCAACGTACAATTTGAAGATTCCATTTGGAGATGATGATCACATCATGTTCAAAGATATTGTCAATCTTTTTGATAACCCAATGCATGGTGCATTCACAAGAACTCTCAGTCTTTCACTCAGACATGGAGTAAAAATTCAACATATTGTTGAACAACTGAGAAAAGATAAACATAGTGACATATTTTCCTTCTCAAGTTGCATCGCAAGAGTTCTTTCAAAGAATTACATCAAAGATGGAACATCATCCAGAGAAACATGCCCAAGTTGTGGTGGAAAAAATTTGAATTATCAACAAGGTTGTGTGACCTGCATGGATTGTGGTCATTCAAAATGTGGATGAATTGATGAGACAACTCAGAACAGTTTAATGAACACAAGGGATAAGATTATGACATTCTCAGCAAAAATATTGTGTGACAGTGTAACAGAAAATGATGACAGATTGACAACGCTTGAAGTTACATTTCCAAGAATAGTGTTGTCAGAATTCAATACTCACAGGATGTTTTCAAGAAATTCTGCATCAAGCAGAGCAATTCCTGTTGAAAAAATGTTGAAATTGGTTAAAGAGAACACATACATTCCAAGTCATTGGGGTAAAAATCAGAAAGGAATGTCTGCCGAATTCACTGTTGAACAGAATGAACAGATGAAATCACGGGACGTTTGGCTCAAAGCCAGAGATAATGCAATCAGCAGCGCTGAAAATTTGTTGAAATTGGGCATTCATAAGCAGATAACAAACAGACTTCTTGAACCATTTATGTGGCATACAGTCATTGTCAGTGCAACAGATTGGTCAAATTTTTTTGCATTGAGATGTCATCCTGGAGCTCATCCTGACATCAGACAAATTGCTGAGATGATGAAATTTGTTATCAATGGTTCAGAACCAAAGCCAATGTATGAACATGATTGGCATATGCCATTGATTGATCATGATGATATCAATATGACAATGAAAATGATTGATGAAGATGTCTATCAGTATGATAATGAACTGTTGAAGAAGATTTCAGTTGGTAGGTGTGCAAGGGTTTCATACCTTACACATGATGGAAAAAGAGATCACAATGCTGATATAAATTTGCATGATAAATTGTTGAGTGATGGACATATGTCACCATTTGAACACATTGCAAGACCAATGTATAATGACGAATACAAGAAATCAAAGTATAGTGGAAATTTTAGGGGTTGGGTTCAGTACAGAAAAACATTGATAGGTGAGTGTAAATAGTATGAGTTTAGCAAAAGTTGTAATCATCGAAGGTCCAGATCGTTCTGGAAAACAGACACAAACAGAAAATTTGACATCACGATTGAGAGCACAAGGTCGTAAAGTCAAATTGATTGAAGTTCCAATCAAATCATCAATTTTTACTTACAAATTGATATATTGGATGTTGAACAATGGTATGGCAAAAAAGTTTCCAAACTTTTTTCAAACTGTTCAATTCATTAATCGTTTAATGTTTCAGATCACAAGGTTACCATTCATTCTGTTGTTTTATGATTATGTCATTTTTGATCGATGGTCATTGAGTTCAATTGTGTATGGTTCAGCAACTGGCGCAAATGTATGGATGTGCAAAATTTTTGCAAAATTGTTGATTGGTTATGACAGAATGATCATTCTGAATGGCAAAACATACAATGTTGGTAGAGAGACAGATGATTATGAAAATGATGATCTATTACAGATCGCTGTGAAACAGTTGTATTCAAAATGGGCATCAGAACACAACCTGTCAGGACAATATGCTGATCTGAATGTGTTGGAAATTGATAACAGATTACAAATAGATGAAATAACAGATATGATTATGAGGCACATTAAGTATGGATAAGTTTGGTGTCATAATTGCAGATCCGCCATGGTCATTTGATGATAAACTTCAGAGAATGAAAATTGCAACAAAGAGATCTGCAAGATCACAATACAGAACAATGTCACTCAGTGAGATTGAACAATTGCCAGTGAAAGAACTCATTGATCCCAAAGGTTGTGTATTGGCACTTTGGGTACCAAGTTCTCAAATTGAGGCAGGACTTCAGGTGATGAAATCTTGGGGCTTCAAAATGAAGCAAACATTCATTTGGATTAAATTGAAAAAGGGTTTCAAGACAGAGAATGATATAAATTCAATAACGAGGGTTGGAATGGGAAGATTGTTTAGACAATCACATGAGATTGCTCTCATTGGAACAGCAGGAAAGTCTGCAACAAAAAAGTTGAAAAATAGATCACAAAGATCTGTCTGCTTTGATCTGAATGTTGCACACAGTGTGAAACCAAACATACTTCATGATCGTTTAGATTTGATGTTTCCAGATGATAATAAATTGGAACTTTTTGCAAGAAGAACAAGAAAAAATTGGATTACAATAGGCGATGGAATTGATGGGCTCAATATTGAACAGTCAATTCAGAATTTGATTGATAATGATGGAGAAGAAAAAGATGTCTGAAGAATATACATGTGCAGATGAAGTTTGGTTTAGGATTGTTCAAATTGTTCAGGAGGCACTCCTGACTGGAACTGATTGTGCTGATCTGTTGAGACAGATCAGATTGTCAAAAGGTGATAATGATCAAATGATATTGTCAGCAACATATAAAGAACAGGTTAAGAGAATGCATGAGAAGCTCTTGGAAAATGCAGAAGCAATCAAAAATGGAAACCAACAGTGATAAATTGAAAATGATGTGGTGTCAACAGGAAGCTTTTATGAGGCTTCTTCAGGAAAAACGTTCATTCACAGAATTTCCTGTTGACATAACTGCAAAAAGTGGACAAAAAATTGTCAAAGACATTACTCATGAATGTATGCATGAACTTTTTGAAGCAAATCAGCACTTGAAGAATTCAAAAGATCACAGAGCAACTGATGTGAAAAATTTTGATCGTGATGCATACATTGAAGAATTGAGTGATGCGTTGCACTATTTCATAGAGATTGCAATTCTTACAGGAGTTTCAATGGATGAACTGTATGAAAAATATATGCAAAAGGGTTCAATCAATGTTGAACGCATTAATAATGGATATTGAGCGTGAATAATTGTGCAAAAAAAGTGCAATTATGGCCTGTACAGATTTAGAACAGTGATTATCTTATCGACATCCCAAAAGGAAAGGAAATAGAAATGCTATCCAAATACAATATTGATTCAATTATTGACAATGTTTTCAATTATGGTTTTGACAACCCACCAACAACGTGGCCTACAATAATTCCAAAGGTTTTACCATATCAACGACAAAATGATGAAGCTTTCAAAATTTTCCTTGAAAGATTGAACAGTATGAAAAAAGTGAATTCTGCGCAATATCAGATTACAGAAGATGCAATCATAATTGCGTTACCTGGTGTGAAGAAACAGGATATTGACATAACAGTCACTGGTGGTGAACTCTCAGTCAAGGCAAAGAAATCTGATGCAATTGTTTTTGATCATACATTCAAGATCAATGAAGGATCTTTTGATCCAAAATCTGCAAAAACAAAGTATGAAGATGGTGAATTGACAATTACATTCATGCCTCATGAATATATGAAGCCCACAAAGATTGACATTGAATAGTCAATTTGATTGAATGTTGATTATGAAATCACCCTCAAATGAGGGTGATTTTTTTTGTGAAAAGTTCCAAATTTGATATTATTGTCTGATGTATGAATATGTTTATCAACACTGTACATGATGAAAAAGATTGTAAACGTATAAAAAGACATAATGTTGATGTGATATTGAGAACCCTGGCAAAACATGATGGTTTTCTTTCAGGTGGAGGCGCAAGAATATTTGCGTTGGATGTCATCAATAATGATGATAATGTCAATATTCACAACTATTTGTTTCATTCTGGGGGTGATCTAGATCTATTTTTTACTGATGAACACAGATCTTATATGATGTTGCGCGAAATTGAAAAATTGTTTGGAGACAGAATTTTTGTTGTTGAAACAACACCTTCTGGTGTTGCAACAGAATTGCACATTGATTGTAGTGATGGTAAAAATGCAATCGCAAGATATCATGAACTGTTGAAAGGTGCAAAAAGAAGTGATCTCAATGGTTTACAAAGAGCAATATTGGATCGTCATGTTGGTAACTCTTATGATGTTTTGAAGATTCAAATCATTCACAAGATAACTGGCGATGTTGAAAACGTTTTGAAAAATTTTGACATCACAAATTGTATGTATGCAATCAAACCTACAATTGATCATGATGACAATATGTCTTTTCAGTTGACAAAACACAGTATGATTGATGAACTTGAAAAGACAAGAACACTTCATGTTCAAAAATTTGGTCTATACACAATAAACAGATTGGTCAAATGGCGATCTAGGCACCACTTCAAAAATTTTCATGATGAAAATTTTTCTGATTTGAAAATACAAATTATTGACTATGCAAACAAGGTCAGAGAAAAGACAACGGGATACAATTTGAGCAAAGTTATTGATGTTCTCAACCATCTTGTTGCTCAAAACAGTTCAGAAATTAATTGTGATCTTGAAAAATTGCTTGAATTGAGTGCAATTTGGCCTTCTGATCTGCAGAGGTATGATTATGCATTCAAAACATTTTTGGATAAGGCACCATTGACAACAGCATAGTGAACACCTTTTTACAGCAAAATTTGCTGACATCTTTCAATAGACATCAACAGGTATATTTACTCATGTAGCAATATGAGCAGATTGAAAATTGGCCAATTGGAAACTGTTGTTAAGCATACACTTGCTGAGAACAAATTTACACAATCAATTTTGAATGAAATTGATCAATATTTTGCAGGCAATGTTTGGACAAAAGGTGGTCTTGAACGTGTGATTGTCGAAGCAAATGAACGACTTGATGTTCTTGAGAAGACAGGAAAACTTCCAAAACAGCGATTCAAAACTTCATTGTTATTGAAATTGATGGAATCGAAGAGTGCAAATTGCAAAAAATTTGCAAGCAGACTTTTGCCAGAAAGTTTGTTGAAAAAATTTGTCAATGATAGAACACATGAAGTGAGAATTGTTTTGGCAAAACGTTTGCCACTCAAAGAAGCAAAAAATCTTCAAACTTTGTGGAATAATGATCAGGTTGAACACATTATCAAGGACAGAGAGCTGATCGCAGAGAGCGATGCATACAAACCTCTTGAGCTCTATTCTGGAAAACTTGGCGACATTGTCAAACAATCAGTTGATGCAGATTTGGGTGATGAATTCTATCATACACTTGCACTGAAAATGGTTTATGAATTTGATAGAGAAATAGAGCAGGGATGGGAAGAAAAGGTTGTCAAAAACTATTGTGCACACATGAAGGTGACAACTGGCGTTGAAATTGATGCAGAAAAATTGCTTGATGAAATCTTTTCAATAATTGATGAGAAGGAAGAGCAATCTCTTGAAGAACAGTTAATATTCAAACAGATTAACATTGTTGTTGAAAATTGTGATGTTGATCCGGCAAAAGAGTTGTTGACAATTGATGCAAACAGCAAATTTGCAAATCAATTCAACAAATTGTACAAAGCAAAAGGAAAACAGATTGGTGAAGGTATTTTGCCATCAAAATGTACACTTCCAACCAACACTTTGAGATATGTTGATGAACAAAATCTTGATAGGTATGTTTCCATCTGGAATAGACGACAGCTGATTGAGAGTGCTGAACCTCTCAAAATGAATTGGACAGTTGGCAATGACGATCAGATCCAATTCACTGTGAGGATACTATAATGTTACAACTTGAACCAAGTTTTGAAATATCAATCGACAATATGTTGTCTCAGTGGACAAATGTCACATTTTCTCATTTGTCAGTTATATTGGCAAATTTGAGATATCTCTACATGTTGCATCAAACACATCATTGGTCATCAAGGGGTCAAATGTACTATGGCGACCATCTCCTATTCCAGAGACTTTATGAAGAGATTGGTGATGAAATTGATAGTGTTGCCGAGAGGTCAATTGGATTGACTGACAGCAATGCAGTCGAATTGTGTTTACAACTGCAACAAATGCAAAAATTTGCACAAGATTTTGGTACAGCAATTCCAGGCCAGAATGATTTCCCAAAAAGATCACTCATTGCAGAACAGAATTTCATCAACCTGCTCACGGTTTGCACAGAATTGATGCGTGAACAGGGAACATTAACAAAGGGACTTGAAAACCTGTTGACCGGAATTCTTGATATGCATGAAACACACATATATCTGCTTAAGCAGAGATGTGAGGAAAAATAATGCCATTTAGCAAAGCACAAAAAAAGAAACCTAAAAAATCATATGCTGGTGAAATAGCACCTGCAGTTTACATTCAACATGATGAACTTGCTAAATTCATTGAGGATGCAAAATCACATGATCAGGAAGAATTGATTGATCGTGATTACGTCAATGATGAGACTGGTGAAGTGTTGGGTGAACCAGGAGATACATGGGCAGATGTAGTCAACAGACTTGATAGCAATTATTATATCAAGCATACATTTGATGATCATGACACAGAGGTTGATCATGAGCCATTTTTTGATGAAGATGAAGAAGATTTTGATAGCTTTTCAGAATTTCAAAAAGCTGCCAGCGAGTATGCACAAAATGCAGCAGACAGTTTGGAAGATCTTGTTGATGAAAATGGTGGTGATCCTGGATCATATGCATATGATCTTGCAGAAGGTTTTATGTTTGAACATCATACTGAGATCAGAACTTGGATGATTGACATGGGAATGAGCAGACATGAATTGCAACGTTCAGTTGCAGAACTGATTGCCAATGCATACAGCAATCGCAAGACAATGAATTGATGAACTTCTGATCAATTGTATTGTACAGTTAACAATATGTCAAATATTGTTGTAACAGGTGCAGCAGGATTTCTTGGATCACATTTGATGCTCAAACATATTGAGTTGGGTGATAATGTGTTGGGATTGGACAACTATTCAACATCATCACCAAAATCAGAACATTCATATATTCTTGGAGATCTTGTAAAATATTGTGATATTACACAAGCAGAACTCATTCATGAATATACACAACAATTTTCAGATCAATATGGAAAAATTGATCTGATTTACAATTTTGCATGCCCAGCATCTCCACCAAAATATCAGGAACTTGCTGTTGAAACAATGCAATGTTGTAGCATTGGTGTCAAGAATATGTTGGATTTGGCAAAAGAACACAATGCAGTGTTTGTGCAAGCTTCAACATCAGAAGTTTATGGTGATCCAAACTGCAATCCTCAGAATGAAAAATATTGGGGAAATGTGAATAGTTATGGTCAACGATCAATGTATGATGAAGGAAAACGTTATGCAGAAGCGTTGTGTTGGGTTTATAAAAATCAACCAATTGGTGTTGATGCAAGAGTTGTGAGAATATTCAACACTTATGGTCCGCATATGGATCCAAATGATGGAAGAGTTATCACAAATTTTGTCAAACAAGCATTGCGTGGTGAGCCAATCACAATTTATGGCGATGGAAAGCAGACAAGAAGTTTTTGTTATGTTGATGATCTCATTGATGCAATCACAATAATGGGCAGTTTGAAGCACAATCCTGGTGTCCCAATAAACATAGGAAATGATAAAGAATTCACCATGATCGAATTGGCAAACAGAGTGCTGAAATTGACAGGTTCAAAATCAACATTATTGTTCAAACAATTGCCAGTTGATGATCCAACACAACGAAGACCAGATCTGAACAACGCAAGAAAATTGTTGAATTGGTGGCCAATTGAAGATCTTGATGAAGGTCTCAAAAAAATGATTGAATACATGAGGACGGTCTGATTGCATACACTAACTCAGGAAATTGAATTCATTGATGATGAATTGAAGAAGCTGATTGTTGAACAATTCACGCTCAGTGGAAAAAGTTGGATTAGGGATGTTGTGAGAGAAGAAATCTATTATTCGCATCTTGATAGGACTTTTTTGCAAAATGTAACATCATACATTACAGTCATTGGTGAAAATGAAAAGATTTTGGGTGTTGGTGTTTGGTTTGGAACACAAAATGATATGATGCGCCCATGTGATCTCTCTGTTTTTGTTCCTGGAAGTGACAGATTTAGGGGTATTGGTAAATCAGTTGTTGATGAAGTGAAGACTGTTGCAAAATGTTTGGGTTACAAACAGATTGTTGTTGATCCATGGAATGAAAATGCAAAACAGTTCTATAAAAAGTGTGATGCGAAATTTGTGCAACGTGGAACATATGAGATTGGATTGATTGATGTATGAAAAATATTTGGGTAATTTCTGATACACATTTTTCTCATGCAAACATCATCAAATATTGCAATAGACCATTTGTGAATTCATTCCAAATGAATAGTGTTATGAGAATGAATTGGAACAGTGCAATTGGTGAGGATGATACAGTTATTCACTTGGGTGATCTTGCTCTTGTTCCAAACAGCAAATTTGATGAAATGAAACAGTTCATCAACACCCTGAATGGAAAACTGATTGTGTTGTTGGGTAATCATGACAAAAAACATTTTCTTGAATATTGTGGAATTGTATACACAAAACGGTTGGTGTGTGGAAATCTTCTGTTGAGACACTATCCTCAGAGAATGAGTGAAAAGTTTGCAAACAATGTGCACATTGTTCATGGACATATACACAATAATGGGTATGATCAAAGTGTCAAATTGACTTGTGCACACACATGTGTGTCAGTTGAGATGACCGAATACAAGCCAATTCTGTTGAACACCATCACAAATTTTGATGAGCATTTGTTGGAGAAAACTGTTAATGAACACTTTCACGGTGGAAAAGTCGATAACTGTCAATAAATGTGGTAGTGCGAAAGGACATGTAAAAATACACTATCATGGTTCACGTACACCACCAATTTGTGTTTGGATGATACCAGGTGAACGCAGTATTGAACAATACATAAAATTCCCAGGAATTAGGGGTGTATTGAACAAGAATTCAATAGTATTGTGGGGTCATATACCCAATGCAATCTTGACAAAGATAAACATTAACGATATTTTGAGCTATTTGCATAGTCAAATTTAGAAAGAAACATTGTGACAAATCATATTGATGAAAGGAACAGCACTCTGGTGCCAAAGAAGTTTTTTGGACTTCATAGTCACACAGGAGCTTCAACCTATGATGGTATGGGTCCTGCAGAAGATCATTTCAAATTTGCATTGAGCAATGGACTTGATGGGATGGCAATCACTGAACATGGTCATATGAACAGTTTTGCACAAGCATATCTCTTCAATCAGAAGTGGAAAAAAGCAGGAACACAGTTCAAATACATTCCAGGAGTTGAGGCATACTATCACCCAAGTCTTGAACAGTGGGCTCAAGACAGGGCTCTGTATGAGGAAGCAAAAGAGGATAAAAAGCTTCAGAAGAAACTGAAAAAACGTGAAGAAGGTCTCAAGAACATCAGTGTGAAGACAGATGATGACGACGACATTGTTGATATTGAAATGTCAAATGCATTGACAATTGAGAATGAGGATGAAACGCGAAATATAAAGGCCTTCAATCCTCTCAATCGTCGCCATCATCTTGTTGTGCTCCCAAAGACATCAGGTGCCCTCAAGAAAATATTTCACATTGTTTCCAGGGGTTATATAGAAGGGTTCTACAGATTTCCCAGAATTGATTTGGGGATGATCCTGAAGGAGGCAAAGGATGACATCATTCTGTCATCTGCATGTCTTGGGGGTCCAATATCATATGCTGTGTTGCAAACATTGAGAACTGTCAATTTTGATGATCTCAATCCTGAAATTCTTGATGACGAAAACATCATGCGCAGAGTTCTGAATGAGATTGGGAACATAGCTGATCCACTCATCAGTGCAGTTGGTGTGAAAAATTTTCTTCTTGAATTGCAATTTCACAAAATTCCTGCTCAGGATGTTGTCAACAGAGCAATCATTGAATTTGCAAAAAGGAATGGAATGACTGAACAGTTGATTGCAACGTGTGACAGTCATTATCCAAGACCTGATCTGTGGCGTCATAGAGAGATGTACAAAAAACTTGGGTTCATGAATTATAGTGAATTGGGACCTGAAAGCTTGCCAAAGTCTGTTGAGGATGTGAAAGCACTCCTGTATCCAAAGAATGCAGAGCAGATGTGGGAAGGTTTCAAACAACGCCAAGATCAGCACAAGTTTTACAGAGAAGATGGTGTTGAACAGTTGGTGTGTGATGCAATTGAGAGGACACATGATATTGCTCACAATGTAATTGAAGATATCAAATTTGATCAGGGATACAAATATCCAAAATCGGTTGTACCCAGTGATACAACGGAATTCAAATATTTGTGCAAACTTGTAAAGGATGGAATGATCAAAAAAGGTTTGGATAAAAAGCCTGAATATGTTGAGAGGATGAAGTATGAGTTGAGCATCATCAAGAAGCTTGACAACGCTTCATACTTTGTCACATTGGCAGGAGCACTCAGATTGGCAAGGGATGTATGTCTTCTTGGGGTCGCAAGAGGTTCATCTGGCGGTTCATTGGTTGTTTATCTATTGGAAATCACAGACATTGACCCTTTAAAGTATAATCTTTCATTCGAGAGGTTCCTGAATCCTCATAGATGTTTACCAGGTGAAACATTAGTTCGAACACCAATTGGCAATAAATCAATTTCAGAACTTAATATTGGGGATGAAATTATTGGTGGAAGTGGAGAAACAAGAAAAATTCTTGACAAATTTGAAACAAAAACATTGCAGTATGTTAAGTTCATTGTGAATGGACAAACTATTGTTTGTTCTAGAAAACATCGTTGGCCAATTATTCGTAATGGAAAATTTGAATTAGTTGAGGCTGAACACTTATGTAAAGATGATCAGATAATAGCTAATGATTAGAAAATGTGTAAATTGTAATTGTGATTTTATCATTGATGATACAAACAAAAATTACTCAATTCAAAAACGACGTTTTTGTGGTTCAAAATGTAAAAATGCATGGAATAGGCGTCCTGAAAATGGTGAAAAGATTGTTAAACAATGTATCATTTGTGGAAAAGAGGTGCGAGTTTACAAATCACAATCAGCTAGAAAGGTTTGTTCAAAAGAATGTAAAAATATCAATCAATCACAACGATTGTCAAGTGATAAAAAAAGCTTAAAATGTGAACATTGCGGGAAAAATTTTGATGTAAACATTTCTTGTAATAGAAAATATTGTTCTCCGCAATGTTCATCTCTTTCTAAGAGAACATCATTGGAAAAACAATGTGAAATTTGTAATAAGACATTTCAAATCAAAAAGTCAGCTTATGAACGAAAGCGTTTTTGTTCTAGAAATTGTCAAATGATAGCACAATCAAATGGAAAAATTCATATTCATGTCAATGGAAGAAGTGGATACAGAATTGATATAAAGGGTAATCATTATTTCAAATCTGCGTTTGAAGCTGATTATGCAAGATATTTGCAATATTCAAATATTGCTTATGAATATGAACCAAAAACATTTGAGATATTGGTTGATAATCAAATAAGACATTATACGCCTGATTTTTGGAATAATGAGTTGAATTGTTATATTGAATTGAAAGGCGTAAGAAAATCTGAGTCAAATAATTTTTCATTATTGATCAACTCAAATTCTGATGTTAGACAACGTGTAATTGATGAACAACATGTTAACATTAAAGTTATTTATATGAATGATTTTTATTCTTTTCTTAAAGAAAAGAATTTGTATAGTGTTATACCAAATATTGAAAATAGAAATTATGGAGCAACAAAATATCTTGTCAAACAACATAATTACAAGCGTTGAATTGTGTGAATATGATGAAGAACAAATTTTGTATGATATTACTGTTGACGTCGATCATACATTTTTTTGTAAACAAGGAAATTCTGATTGGTATTTGACACATAATTCAGGTGCACCAGACATAGATTGCGACATCAGTGATCGTGATAAAGTTCTTGAAGTATTGAGAGAAAAGTTTGGAATGAACAATGTTATTCCAATTTCAAATATCAACACGTTCAAAGTGAAAACGCTCCTGAAAGATATTTCAAAGTTTTATGGAATTCCATTTGAAGAAGCAAATGAGGCAACAAAAACTGTTGAAAAGGAGGTCAGAAAGGCAACCATGAAACATGGTGATGATAAAAACCTTTTTGTTCTCAAATTTGAGGATGCAATGAAGTATTCAGAAAGTTTCAGAAGTTTTATTGAGAGGCATCCTGAGGTTGCAGAGAGTATGGAAATTCTCTTTAAAGAGCAGAGATCATTGGGTCGGCATGCTGGAGGTGTTGTCATTATGGATGATGCAATGGGAGAAATGCCTCTCATTACAAATGGTGGTGAACCTCAAACGCCTTGGGTCGAAGGTGTTGGTGGAAAAACGCTTGAACCAAATGGAATCATTAAATATGACCTGTTAGGTCTTGAAACAATGAGACTAATTGAAAATACAGTTGAAAAGGTCATAAAGGGTAAAGGAGGCATCAAACAGATTGAACTTGAGGATGGTACAGTGATGAGATTGCTACCAGATCAATTGGTTATGACACAAAGAGGTGAAGTGTTTGCTAATGAATTGAAGGATGATGATGAAATCTTGACGCCATGATGATAACAATAAAAATGATTGTGTATCGTAAAGGTACGTTAAAGTTTCAATACAATCAACGTTTTGAGAATGGCCATCATGATTTTTTATTGAAAGAAATCTATGAAGATGTTGTTGATCATGTTTGGCATATGGACGTATATGATACACGTACGTTGACAGGAATGAAACATACACAATTCATCATCAATGATTACAGAACAGTGTTGAATAGGTTGAAGCGCGATGTTAACAATACAAAAAATTGTTGAGAATGAACTTGAAAAGAAGGGTTACATATCTCACAACAGGTCAGTAACAAAGCAGATGTCATATTATGATATGAATGCGTCAGTTGAACAGAATGGATTGAAATTCATTTCAAGATTGAGTTGTGAACCATACAATGTTTGTGTGCTCTTTTACAGGTTTGATCAGTATCAATTCAGTTCAATACTGAATATTGTTCACAATCTTCCATGAATGATCATTTCTTCCCTGCATGTTTTTTCAACACTTTGCTGAATGATTGTTTTGGAATATTGGCAAGTTTATCAACAATTTTTTGCTTTTTATCCTGTTCCCATGGATAAATCCCAGAGTTCTCTGGGTCTGCATCAAACCACATGATTTCACCAACCTTGATATCACTGAGTGATATCACTTCACGCTCATTTGAATATTCATCACTGATGTTTTTGTACCACAATCTTGCATCAAGGAAAACATCATCACTGTTCTCATCAGTGTAGGCAACCATTACAATGGGAACCGTTCCACTTTTCATATTACTGTTTTCATTGGCAAAACGTTTTGCTGTTCTCAGACTCTTAGTCCAACTTCCTGCATTCTTTTTTGGGTGCCATGTGAAACGTTTTTCAATGTGTCCATCCTTGATTGCAACCTCACCCTTCTTGGCACCAATAGCAGCCTTCAACCATTCATATTTGACGCCCATTCCCCTGTAAACTTTTTGAACATTTGGTCGTGTGAACACATCATCATACAGTCCCTGTTTCAGGATGTTCCTGATTGCAGTGACATACTGAATTTGCATACCAGCATGATCAAGATGACTGCTGATTGCAGTGTGCAGCCGTTGCTCAAATTTGTTATCCAATTCTGGCAGATTTCTTTCACTGCCAAAAGCAATCAGATCAAGACGACCCCCACTGTTCTTGCTGCTCTTTTTCAAGAATTTTTGTTTCTGTTTTTCAGCCTTTATGAATTCATCATGAAACACAGTGTTATACAATTCATGAGCCAAACCTTTTGGATCTTTTCCAGATAGCATATCAAACAATTTTGTGAACACAGGTTTGAGCACAGTGATCTGTTTTTGATCGAGTCGACCACTAAGATTGAACTCTTTGTATGCTTCTGCCTGTTCATCAGACAAATTTAGCAATTGTTTGTAAAAATTGTATCTCTTTTTAGATCTGTCAATTGTTGACAATCCTTTACCACTACTGACGTTGTTGTAAATGATTATTATTGTTTTGATTTCATTATCAAATTCCCTGAATTTATCAGCGTATTCTTCGTTCAAAATTTCAGTCAAATACAAAAAATCAGTCATATATTCTTTGAAAAGTTTACCAATCTCTTTGTCACTTTTGAAATATTGCATACTAAAACTTAATTGTAAGTATATGTGAATACTGTCACAGTTGGGTTTTATAATCAGAGCATGAACTCATTGAGACCAACAGATATATCAGGTTTGATCAGGTACACAATTGAACAGTTGTCAGAGATATCTGCACAGAATGGTGAGCTGAAATTGTCAACAGATGATTTAGAGAAGAGATTGCGATCTGCAATTGCAGTGTTGAAGGTTGTGGATGAAAAGATTGAACTTGTGAGAATGATGTTGGTAAAACTTCCAGATGATTGTGAACAGGAATGAATTATGTTAACGTTGAGAATATACAGAGACAACATTGGATCCATATCAGGAAATGATCTCACACAGTGTGAAGAGCACACAGTCAAGATGATATCAAAAAAGCGCCCAAGAATTATGAAAATCATTATTGGTTTATTGAATGAACACAGTTGAAATTTTGTTGTCATCCAAAATTGACACACTCAAAGTGTACAAAACTGGACTTTGGGCATTTATGTATTCAGGAAATTGTGTTCTGCTGTGGAATCCACGAATTGTTAACAGAACAATTTCTGATCATGATGGCTTTTTGGTTAACGATCTGAGCACTGATGTCATGACATTGTGGGATTGGGAAACTATGACAAGATTGTGCAGTCTGAACACTGATGAATTCAGGGAAAGATTTGGCTTATTGTGAATCTCAAATTGAAGGTGCACAGAGCTGGTTATGGCAGTTTTGTTTGGGGAGATCATAAAGTTGTATTTTTTCCGGAAATTCCGAAAATGTATGACGACAGTAGAATTCTGATGTCATATTCAAGAATTCACATTCTAAATCATTGGTTATTCAAATATAATCATCAATTTTTTGTTGAAATGAGTGAGTGCAAAAACGTTGAACAATTGATGAAAGTTTTCAATGATTGGAAATTCAAATAAATTCAATAGTGAACAGTTGATGGAAATGTGGAATTCTGTTATTCGAACAACAGACTATGTTGACAAAAAATGGATTGGTTTAAGAGTTTATTGTGATGGTGGTTGGCTTGTGTTTGTGTATGTCAGTGACAGATTGGGTGATGACATATGGGCACCCAATTTTTATACCAAACCAGAAAAGATGACAAGATTTCCAGATTTGGAAACACTCAACTATGATGATTTCAAAAGGGTGATATTGGATGAAAATAAGAAATATTACAACAGAACAACCAGAATTTCTTGATATCAAGAAGTGGTATGAACAGAATCTTCATCCTGATGCAAACAATTATGATGATCAGAAAACATTTGATGTCTACAAAGGTGAAGCATTCCCTGGGATATTTCAGTTGACATCAAAGGGTGCGCAGAGACTGTTCAGACAAGCAGAGCCAAAGTCAATTGTTGACATTGCTGTGTTGACAGCAATCTATAGACCTGGACCCTTGGCTGCAAATGTTGACAAGATCTATCTCAAGGCAAAGAAGGGTGAAAAGTTTGAATGGGGGCATCCACTCTTTGAAAAAGTGTTGGGAGAAACATATAATTGTCTCACAGGTGATACACTAATTCTATTGGCAAATTTGCAACAAAAAAGTTTAAGTGATATAGAAATTGGTGATGAGATCATATCATTCAATGAAAAAACTCAACACTATGAGCAAGACATTGTTAAGGCAAAAGTTTGTAATGGAACTCAAGATCTCATTATGATAGAAACTGAAACAGGGACATTAAAATGCACACCAGAACATAAAATTATGACAAAGAGAGGTTGGGTATGTGCTGGTGATTTAATGGAAGATGATGAGATTGTGAGTTATGAAATTTAGTAAACGATGTGTACATTGTAATATAGAATATCTTTCAAAAAAAATTGATTCAAAATATTGTTCAAGAGCTTGTAAAGATGCGCATTCTAGAACATTAAAAAAGGGTGTATGTGTTATTTGCGGTTGTGAAACAAGATGTGAACGTGTAAAAACTTGTTCAAAATATTGTAAGTCTCTTTATCTTAAAAGCAAAAAAGAAACAATTGAATGGAAAGAAGCGCGAACTGAAATAATATGTCAAATGTGCAATAAGACATTTATTGTTTCAAATAGTAGAAAATCACGTAAATGTTGTTCGAAAAAATGTGCTTATGAATTAAGATCAATTTTGTACAAAGGAAGAACAATAACGCCTGAATGGAAAGCAAATCAAAATTTAGGTAAAAAACGTGAAAATATTGTGAAATTTGGTGATTTTGAATGTGAAAAATGTCACAAAAAATTTGAAACAAATCTTTCTTTAAGGTCTCATAAATCATATTGTAGTGCTGATCAAGAACAACGAAATGTTACGTGTGAAATTTGTGGTAAAGTTTTCAAAAGAAATCGAAATTTTCTTGCACATTATCAATTACATGACGAAGAAAAATATAGGCAGCATTGTTTATCAGTTAAAGAAGGTGTAAAATATCGTTCTGCACCTCAAACAACATCAAATCAAGAATTGCAATTCTATAAAATATTGTGTGATTTTTATGGTCAAGATAACGTTGTACACAAGTTCAAACTACAAGAAAGTGGTCATGAATATGACTTTTATGTCAAAAGTCTAAATCTAATCATTGAATTTGATGGTGATTATTGGCATGGAAACAAAGAATGTTTTGAATTAACAGATAAAATGAAACAACAATTCAATATTGATATATCACATACAAAACGAGCCATAAAAGAAGGTTACGATTTACAAAGAGTATGGGCATCAAAAATGGACATATATCCAAATGAATTAAGAGTTTTACCAATATGATTTACACTAAAGTGAAATCTATAAAACACATCAATAAAGATGTGACATATGATATTCAAACTGGGAATCATAATTTCATTGCAAATGGAATTCTCGCACATAATTGTTTAATTTTCCAAGAGTCAGTCATGGAATTGGCCGAAATCATTGGGCTTTTCCCCAAAGACCAATGTGATAACGTTCGTAGAGCAATTATGAAACGTGATCTTTCAAAGGGTGAGGCTGCCATAGCAGAAGCAAAGAAAATGGAAGATCAATTTGTTGATGGTGCTGTCAGTCAGGGTATCAAAGAAGAGACAGCACGACAAGCATATCAGAATATATTGTTCTATTCTTCATACGGGTTCAACAAAAGCCATGCAATCGCTTATGCAATTGATTCATATATGTGTGCATGGCTACTGACACACTATGAAAAGGAATGGTTGACAACCTATCTTGAGAGCATGTCAAACAATCCTGATGATAAAGCAACAGCAATTGGTGAAATCAGAAAACTTGGTTACAAGATTGTTCCAATTGATGTGCAATATGCAGGAAAAGGTTGGACATGCATTGAAGGAAAAAAATTCATGCCATCACTCCTATCATGTAAGGGAGTTGGTGAGAGTGCAGTTGAAGAATTGTTGTCAATGCGTCCAATCACTGATTTCAAAGATATGTTTTGGAATGCTGATGGAAGTTGGCGACCATCAAAATTCAACTCAAAAGCACTTGATGCACTCATTAAGTTGGGAGCATTCGGTTCATTGGATGTTGTTGGCTCAGGAAAGCTGTTCAGATCATACAAACATATGCATGATGTTATGATTGTGCACAAGGATGAAATCAAAAAGGTTTCAAAACGTGATCAGTATCAGGGTTACAACAATTTTTTGCGACTCATTGATGAGTATGCACAAAAGTATGATGCAGAAGAGTTGCCGGGTGAATGGACAAAACGTGAATTGGCAGATTTTCAAGCAGAAATTCTTGGGACAGTTGATGTAAGAATGATCATTGATGATGAAATCTGGGGTACACTTGAAACAAAAGGCATCAAATCTGTTGATGAACTTGAGCAGGGTGAGAAGGAGGTCGTTTGGTTTGTTGTCAATGGTTCAAATCTGAAAAGGACAAAGACTGGAAAAGAATTCCTGAGTGCTGAAGTCATGGGTTCAAAATCAAAAATTGAACGCATGAACATTTGGGGTTGGAAGAGTGATAAGAACGTGATCAAGAATTTGACATTGTGCATAGCAGAGGTTGAAAAGAATGATTTTGGTGCATCAACAACAAGTTGGAAATTGAAAACATTGGGTGAATAAGTGAACAACACACAAGAAACAACAGAATTTGCAGGTTTGGTTTTCACGCATTTGGGTGATGGAATGTACATGTACAGTGACGCCAAGATTGAGATCTGCTTGCAGTTTTACAAGGATACCGTTTGGATAGCAGAGTTGACAGATGTTGAACACAAGTGTATTGAATTCAGAATGTCAAACAGTGATCCAGAAAATTGTATCATTGATGTTCTGAACAGCGCAAAGACAGAACTCATGAAACGTTTATGCACACAGATTGATGTGTTAAATCAGTGTATCAGACTGCAAGGAAATCCAGTTCCAATTCCAATCACGTTTGAAACAAATGTTGAAAATGAATCAGTTGACAAAACTGGAAGATTTGACCATGTGATCTCAATCGCAAAAAATGTTGCAAATAGGATTGTAAAATCAGGACGTAAAATTGTAGTATGGTGACACAATGATCATAATTTTTGTTGGCGCTGATATGTGTGGTAAAACAAACATTGCCCATCAACTTTCAAGAGTTCTCAATATTCCTGTTTTCAAGGCATCAAGTGAACATGGAAGCTTCCTGCATGGTCAGGATAGATTCTTGACAAACATAAGGGTTTCATCACAATATTTGCTTGATTTCATTAGACAGACAGGCAGCAGTGTCATATTTGATCGTGAATTTCCTTGTGAATATGCATATTCAAAACATTTCAATAGGGAAACAGACATCGATGCAATCATGGCACTTGATGAGGGATATTCTAAACTTGATACATTGATCATTCATTGCAAAAGAAAGTCATTCAGTGGAATACGTGATGATCTTGATCAATCAATAGACGAAAACAGTCTCAACAGTATTCAGAGACATTACGATGACTTCAGAATGATTTCTGGATGCAAATGGTTGGAATTGTTTGTTGATGACGAAAATATTGAGAGAGAGCTCCAGGAGATAAGAGAAAAGATGTTGGAAGTATTTCCATTGTGGGCACTCTCTGAAACACAAAGTTATATTTTGGACTGAATCGGAGAATTGACAATTATGAAAAAAATGATTCTTTGGCAACTTCAACTTTCACTGTACAATGAACAGGGCAAATTTGTTTTCACAGCAGACAGCAATTGGCAAATGATGGCAACAAAATTGCTCAATATGTTGAAGTTGAATCCTGAACTGTATGTTGACATTCTTGTTCCAGATGTGAAAGATTGTGCAGAGGGTGAAAAACCTGCTGAACTTTTGTGGAAACTGTTGGGTCAGCAGTTGTTCAAACGTGTTAAACTGTTGAGTGTTCCAATTGCACCCTCTGCACTCAGGACAAGGTATGATTTTCCATATGAAAGTTACAAAAAAGCTCTCGATTTTGTGCATTGGGACAATGTTGGTGAGAGATACACACATGTGTATGTAAATGATCCAATGTTTGTAGGAAATCTTAAAACGTTGTTTCAACTTGAATACCATTATCAACCAATGTTCATCGTGCAAACACACTTTCTTGACAGCCCAACAGCAAGAATCGTTCCAAAAGAGGTTGAATATTGGCATAGTCAAGTTGTTGGAAATTTGAAAGCTGATGTGTGTTTGTGGCATTGCAAAACAATGGAACAGATCTTTTTTGATGATCTTGGCAAAGATTATCAACAACATATTGTTGAGAACATCATGAAAAAATCTGATGTTTGGAAGGATGGTTATTCAACAGAGGAGATCAGAAAACCGGTTGATGTCAACAATGTGCGCTTTTTGAAACAATTTGAACAATTGCGAAAATCTGGAAAAAAGATTGTTTGGGTGCCAAACAGAGTTGGCGGGTTGGGAAGATCAAGCGATTACACAAATTGTGGCAAGTTTCTGTTTGAACTGGTTCCAGAATTGTGGAAGACACGACAAGATTTCATAATTTTGGCAGGAAATCCAAATCAGAAGATCAGTAATGATGAAATTGCTGAATTGTGTCCGGCATATGTCAAATTGGTTGATACTGCTCTGAATAGGGATGAATACAGGTTTTTGTCACAAAATTGTGATATTGTTGGTGCGTTCTATACTGTTGACACAAATGGAGGATATGCCTCACTTGAGGCTGTTGAATTTGGTGCAATACCACTTTACCCAAATCTGTATGAATATAAGGTCTATTTTGATGCAGTCAATTGGCCAGATGAATTGAGAGGAAAACCAGATCTTTCAGACATTGGTGATGTGTTGGGAAGGCTGATTGATACAAATCCTGATGTGACAAAACTTCAAAAATTTGTCAGAGAGTATGCTTCATATGAACATACAACAGAACAGTTCATGAAGAAATATGATCTATTGTGATACGTAAATTGTGTTATGGCACACACATGCAGATGCAACAAAGAGTTGCTTTCAGGTGAATCATTTTGTAAAGATTGTGTTGAAAAGTTGACAAATGAATGGTGGAATAGTGCAATTGAATGCCTAATTCATGACATCATGAGTCACAATCACAACCTTTCAGATGATGAAAAATCAAAATTTGTGAAACTTTGCAAAGGCGTAATGCTTCCAGAGGTGAATGATGACATATGAATATATTTGCAAAAATTGTGGCCTTCAATTTGAGGCAGAACAGAAGATAACAGAAGAGCCCTTGATTCACTGTGAGAAATGTGGACACAATTCATTGAAGAGATTAATCAATCAGCAATCAGGATTTATTCTGAAGGGTTCTGGATGGTACAGAGATGGTTATGGAAATGTTGGTAAAGGTTAACATATCAAAGCAACAAGCATGGGATACTGAAAATTTTATTCCATTGAATAGTGATTTTGAATTGCATAATTTGATACATAGGGATGAAAATGTAATCATAACAAAGTTTGATGATGATTACTATATCTGGTCATTTAGCGGAAGTCAACAATGCACAAATTCATTTGATAAACGTGTCAAATTTATTGATGAAAGTTCATTAGAAAAGATATACGCAATATGAAAAATATTCTGATAACTGGAGTGGCTGGTTTTATTGGTAGCAATCTTGCAAATGAATGTATAAAGATTGGTCTCAACGTTGATGGCGTTGATGATTTTTCAAATGGTCATAAAGAATTTGTGCCAACAGGAATGGGAACATTGTATGCAAATGATTTCTCTGACAAAAACATTGTTGACAATGTTGAGCATGGTGTTTATGACACAATTTTTCACCTTGCAGCAATGCCAAGAGTTTCATACAGCGTTGAGTATCCATATGAAACAAATGATGTGAATGTAACAAAAACATTGAAACTTTTTGAAGCATTGAGAAAAGCTGGTAACAGAACAAAACTGATATTTGCATCAAGTTCATCAGTTTATGGTGGAGCGACAGTTGATCAATATGGAAAAGTTCTTGGACAATCAGAAACTGATACAAAACACCCAGTTTCACCATATGCATTGCAAAAGTCAATAATTGAAGATTATGCTGTGATGTATGCAAACTATTACAAATGCAACATTGCATCAATGAGATTTTTCAATGTTTTTGGCAAAAATCAGTTGGGTGGATCTCCATATTCAACTGCAATTTCAGCATGGTTGACTGCAATAAAGTTTGGAAAAAAATTGAGATTTGATGGAGATGGTACACAGAGCAGAGATATGTGTCATGTTGACAATGTTGTTCATGCGCTCATTCTTGCTGGGAAATCTGCCAACATATTCAATGGTGATGTATACAACGTTGCAACTGGGACAAGAATAAGCAATAATGAAATTTTGTGGCTCATCAATCAGAGATTGCCAAACAAGGGTATGATCATGGCGCCAACAAGGATGGGTGATGTGAAACATACACTTGCAAACATATCAAAAATCAAAAATGATCTGAAGTATGAGCCAATTGTTGATGTAAAAACTGGAATTGATATGACAATTGATTGGTACACAACAAATTGGGAACAGATCAAAATGTTGTCTTCGATTTGAAATATGAACAATTTGATGACATTCTGTACAATCTGTTTGAGGAAAATATGACAGAGCACACATACAAATCATTCACAGATGCATTTGCTGGATTGGCAAAATTGGTAAACAATCCAGAATATGTTTGTCAACCGCGAGGAATGAAGATCAAAGAACATCTTGGCGTCAAGTTTGTGATCACAAATCCAAGAGATAGACTGCTATTCATTCCAGAACGAAAATTTTCATTATCATATATGATGGGTGAAATTCTTTGGTACATCAGTGGAAACAATTCAACTGAATGGATTTCAAACTATTCTCAGTTTTGGTCAAATATCAGTGACGATGGCGTAACTGCAAACAGTGCTTATGGTTCAAGAATATTCAAACCACATGACAGAATTTGTGGTGCTGAACATGATTGGACACAATGGCAATATGTTATTGATGAATTGAAGAGAGATCCTGACAGTAGGAGAGCTGTTATTCATATAAGATCACCAAAAGACAGTATGCTTGCTGTGAAAGATGTGCCATGCACATTGACGTTGCAATTTTTCATTAGGGATGGTAAATTGCACCAAATTGTATCAATGAGAAGTTCAGATCTCATTTTTGGAATATCATATGATGTTCCTGCGTTCACATTCTTTCAAGAGATGTTGGCAAATGAACTTGGCGTTGAATTGGGATCATATGTGCACATAAGCAATTCACTCCATGTTTATGAGAGGCATTTTGAAATGCTTGATAAAATTGCAAAAAATTCAGGATATAGTTCAATTCCTATGAACGCAATGCCAAATATCACAAATAATGTAATTCAACAATTGATTCAAGAAGAACAGATTATTCAACGTTATAAATCAGAAGCTGATATTGTCAGCTTCAATTCTTGGTTAAAGAGTGAAAAACATGAATATTGGCATGACATGATACAAATATTGCTTATGCACAAAGCTCAGAAATTATCTGTGAATGAAAACATTATTCAAGAACTGAAAAATGGGTTGTTTGACAGGAGCTTGAAATCTTTATGACATGTATAGTTGGTTATGCTGATGGAAAATATGTTTGGTTGGCTGGGGATGCATCAGCAAATGGTATCAATGATGCAATATCAACAATAACTGTCCCAAAAGTTTTCAAGAAGGGAAAAATGTTGTTTGGATTTTGCCAATCATTCAGGATGGGTCAAATTCTTCAATACTGTTTTGATCCACCAGAAGATAACAGAGATGATCCAAATGAATACTTTGTGTGTGATTTCATTCCTGCATTGAAGAGAATATATGCTCAACATGAATATGAAGCATCTGGTGAAAATCATGGCGCAATCATTGTTGGGTATAAAGGAAGGTTGTTCACAATCGAAGAGGATTTTGGTGTTTTAAGTGATACATCAATGTATACATCAATTGGTTCAGGATCAGATGTTGCATTGGGTGCAATGTGTGCGTTGTATGAAACTGTGAAAGATCCAGTCATTTTGCTCATTAAAGCTCTTTCAATCTCTGAAAAACACATTTCAACTGTGAGAAAACCTTTTACAATTGTTTCAACAAAAAAGGATAAGAATGAAAAATAATACATTCAGAATGTTTGTTGGACCAATGTTTAGTTCAAAAACAAGCCATCTGATGTCTGCACTTGAAAAGTGCAAATATCAACAGAAATCAATTGTCGTGTACAAACCATCAATTGATGATCGGTATTCAACGTCTGATGTTGTTACACACAATGGTTTCAAATGGCCTGCAACTGTAATAAAAACTGGTGAAGACATTTTTGAACACCTATCAAATCCTTCAATTGAACCAAATGTAATTGCTGTTGATGAAGCATTCATGATACCAGATGTTGCTGATGCATTGATATGGCTGTACAGAAATGGAATTGATATCATTGTGTCATCACTTGACATGTCATCAAGTTGTAAACCTTTCAAAGAGATTGAAAAGATGTTCCCGTGGGCAACACACATTGAAAAGTGCACAGCTGTTTGCACAGTGTGCGGTGAAGATGCCCACTTTACTCACAAAAAGAACATATCAGATCAGGAAATTGAAGTTGGTGGTTCTGATCTGTATGAACCCAGATGTCATCAACATCATCCAAATTTTATGCTGAAAGTTGATTAATGTGCACATAATAACATACTCAGGAAATCTGTTCAATCCACTTGAACCCAAAAAGTGTGTCATCAATATTGAAGACATTGCGCATGCATTATCAAATATGTGCAGATTTTCAGGACATACAAAACAATTCTATTCTGTTGCACAACACAGTGTTCTTGTTTCAAATTATGTAAATCCAGTGAACAGTTTTGCTGCTCTGCTCCATGATGCGTCAGAAGCATACATAGTTGACATTCCAACACCTTACAAAATGACATCAATGTTTTCTGAATACAGGAATGTTGAAAAAGTGTTAATGGATGAAATCTATCACAGATTTCATATTGAAAATTTTGATCAGGATGACATAAACAGTGCAGATCACAGAGTGTTTGCAGCAGAAGTGAGAGATCTGATGCAATATTCTGCGTATGATGACTGGAATATCAAATCACAGCCTGTGAAAGAGGTGATTGTTCCATTATTGCCTCATGAGGCAGAACAGTTGTTCATTAATCGTTTCATAAAGTTGAGGGAACAATTATGAATATAGAAAATTGTGTTGTTTGTGGGAAACCTATGCAAACAGATTGTGAAAAACAGTTGTATACACAACACAATGTGTGTTCTGCAAATTGTAAATTGACACTTGAAAAAAAGAAATTTCATGAATTCAATCATGACAAGAGGATTGAACAATTGAAATCATATTTGACTGTAAAATCTGTGAGAATGTGTTACAATGCAGACCCAGGTTATGATGAATATCATCCAAATCTGTTTGTTGAATATTGGAATGGTGAAAAATGTTATGAATTCATGAATGCACCTTTGGATGATGAGCAATTCAATCTGTACAAAATGGCAACAGAATTTTACAGATCTAAAGGTTTCAAAGTTAAGTTCATGAATTGGCGAAAAACTGAAAATTTTGTTCAAGTTGAAAGGAATTACAATAATGACTTTGGTGTATGGTCTCGTCCAACTTTTCAATCAATCTATATGCAAACTGCCTGCTCTTTTAGAGATCGTTCAACGTGTATCAGACGACAAGTTGGTGCTGTTTTTGTCAATGATGAATTTACACGTGTAATTTCAGTTGGATACAATGGTGGAATTTCTGGTGCAAAAAATCAGTGTGACACAACAATTCCTGGAGCTTGTGGATGTATACATGCTGAAGTGAATGCAATCATGAAGGCTCAGGAGCCCCTGAAAAATTCAATTCTGTTTGTTACATTATCTCCTTGTCAGAATTGTGCAAAACTTCTGGCGATGAAGAAGGTTGGTACAGTGTACTATTTATCACAATATCGTGATACTGCTGGCATTGATATATTGAAATCGAATGGTGTTAACGTTATTGATTGGCAATCATATGCAATGCATGAATTTGAACAGAATTTGAATGCTCAATATTGAAGTTGATACTTAACTGTTATGAAGAAACTTAGTGAACGTGAACTGATCAATCTCATTCGAGAAGAGTGGAATAGAAAAATTTCTTCACTTGCTGAAAATTCAGGCGTTGATTTGATGTTCAATGCAAAAACAAAAGATGGTGAAAAGAAATCAATTCTGTCAACTGGATTGAAGATTAAAAATAAAGAAACTGGTGAATTGTATACTGTGAAAGAGGTTGGTATCACTGATGCAACAATTGCTTCACCACAAGGTGAACATGTTCATGTCACAAAGGATGATCTTGAAAAGAATTACGAATTGGGTTGAAACATGGAAAAGAAACAAGTTAACATTCTTCAAGAAATTGATCTGAATGAGATCATAAAGAGCAGCATAAAGAATGATCCCAATTTGAAACAATTGGATGAGGCATTTCATGCTGAGGAAAAAAAATTCAATCAGGTGTCTGATCTGATATCACAGAAGACAAAATCTTCACATGAAGCTTTGTACAAAAATTATGTTGAAACATTCAATAAGATTTCAATTGTTGTTGATAGCGTTGACAGGAACAGTGCAAATTCAAACAATTCAGATTACAGATCAGCAAAACTTGATGAAACTTACAATCTGAATGGAATGTGGTTGCATGAACTCTATTTTGCAAACTGTTTCAGTCCAAGCAGCGAAATCTATGCTGACAGTATGTCATACATAAGATTGCAACGAGATTTTGGAAGTTTTGCAAATTGGCAAAAAGATTTCATTGCAGCTGCACTGTCATGTGGTCAGGGATGGGTAATCACGGGATATCATCTGTTCTTGAAAAAGTACGTTACAACAATTGTCAGTTGTAATAGTCAGGATGTGATGGTTGGATTACTTCCAATAATTGTTGTTGATATGCATGAACATTCATATTATAGGGATTACGCTACTGACAAGATGAGTTACATCATATCACAAATGAAAGAATTGAATTGGAATGTCATTGAAGACAGAATTCGTAAATCTGAAGCAATCAATGAGGCAATCAAATGAACAAAAAATTTCAAGAATTGTTGAATGAACAGGCAAAGATCAAATACAACAGATTTTTGCAAAAAATTCTTTGTGAAGCAGATGAAGGTCTTGATAAGGAAAAGAGTAGTGAAGAGGAAGAGATTGGCGATTCACTTGATGCACAAATTGACAGATATTTTGCTGAATATGAAAAGGATAGCAAAGAACTGAAGATTGAAAATTTATCATACAGATTGACAAGAGATTTTCTGTTTGAAGCAGGTGAAGATGATCAGGGACAAAATGCTGAAAAAGAAGAAAAATCAGCAAACGATGAGAAGACAAAGGTCGATGACACCAAGTTGACACCAGATAATATTGATGTTGAAGCATTCAGTAATAATATCGTCAGATTGATTGACAATTATGACAACCTTCTTGAGGTGAAGAATACCATTGTCAGAAGAGCAAAGAATTTTTTGGCAAAGAATTATGATGAAGATGTCATAAATCTGTTCATAGAAGATCTTGAACAGAACCATGGAATATCTTTGAAATCAAAGGATGGAAATGCGCCGACAGCATCCAGGTCTTCAGGCGGTGGTGATCTTTCATCTGGTGGTGGAAGTGAAGACTTTGGCATGGGTGGTTCAGCTCCTGCATCTCCAGGTCCTTCAAGCACTGATATGGGTGGTGGAGAAACAATCTGAAAATATTGTACAATTCTGTACATGCCAACAAATCCATTATTGAATAGAGCAAGTATACACATCTCTCTTGAGAGATCAGACTGGCTTGATACTAAACGTTTACTGTTTGAATATGATATGACAGCAATTGAATATGTTCAATTGATGATAAGATTATTGCTCAATCATGATCAGAGAACGAGAAGAATTATTGAAGAGTATGTTTCAAAACGATTAACTGAGGGTGTAAAAAAAGTTAGAGGCGTTGGAAACAAATTCAGTAGTGTTAATCATGAAGCATTGTACAATTTGATTGAAGCAGAAAACAGTGATGAAAATGAAAAATGATGATTTACACAGTGTGATACTTGAATTGAGTTCTTCTGTTGCCATTCATGAAAATGAATTGAATATTCTTAAGAATGAAAATATTTCGTTGAGTGCAGTCATTGAAATGAACATATCAACATTGATGTTACATCAACAATTGTTGTCTCGACTTGTACAATTGTTGAAATTTGATGATTGTGCAATTGAAAAGTTGAGAACTGGATCATTTGAACAAAAAAAATCTGATCAATTACTTAATTGACAGAAAGAAAACATATGTTGACACTAAAATTGTGTTGGTTGTTCATCAAAAAATATTGGTCATACATTCTTTTCATTGTGATTGCACTTTTTGCAATCTTTTTTGGATCAAAAACATTCACATTCAGTGAAGAATTGAAAAAGATAAGAGACATCTATGACAATGAAATCAAACAGATAGTTGAAATCAGAACAACTGAAAAATTGCAACATAAAGAAAATCAGAAAAAGTTCAATGATAGAATGGCAATCATAGAAAAGAATTATGAACAACAACAGAAAACTCTTGATGACAAAAAGAGAAAAGAAGTTGAAACAATAGTGAAAAACTATTCTGATAAACCCATTGAACTTGCTGAACAATTGAAGAATGCAACTGGATTCACAATCATTATGCCAAAGGATGAATAAATGATGAAAAAATTGATCAACTTTCTGTTCATAACAATTTTCATTTTTGTGAACAGCTTTGCATATGCACAGACTGTTCAATTGCCAAACATTGAAACACCGCAAGGAGAAAAGGATGTTGGTGCAGCAATATCTCCATTGAAAGCTGATCAGAAAGCTCCGTTTACTGGTGTTCTCTTATCACCTAGGGCAACTGCAATCATAGTGACAGAATTGAACAATTTTGATGAAAAATTGAGATTGGAATTGTCAAAACAGAAGCAGGAAGATGATGCCACATGTCAATTCACGACGTCAGAACAGAAAGCTCAAAATGATGCAGATATTGCAATAAAACAGGCACAATTGGATGCATCATTGAAAGATAGAAAAGTTCTTGAGGAAGAGATCAGAAATCTTGAAAAGAGTCAAACTTCAAAAGAATTGTGGTATGCATTGGGTGCAGGTTCAGGCATTGTTGTGACAGTTTTAACAGTTGTTGCAATATCATATGCAAAGAAATGATTTCATTTCATATTTAATCTGTTAGGAGTGCAATCATGGAAGAGAATGAAATCACTGAACAACAGAAAAAAGAAGAAACAGTGACTGAAATGTCCACAACAGAAAAGCCAGAAGCATCTTGGATTTGGATGAAAAATTCCAAAGGTCAACCTTCGGCTTCAATAACATTTGCAACAATTGCATTTTGGGTAACAACAATTGCATACATTGGATCAATCTTTCAGAAGGTTGGGCCAATTGAGTTTAGAAGTTTTGACGTCGCAGCATGTTCAGCATATCTTGTCCCAATTCTTGGGTTGTATTTTGGGCGCAGATTTGTTGATGCAAAACAATCAAATTGATGAAGATAATTAGTGATTGCAATGGACACAATCAGAGTTACAAAAACTGCACTTTGTGAATTCATAAAAGAAGCATTGAATGGTCAAATCGAAGGTGGCTCAGAAACAAATCCAGTTAAAATCAACAATGTTGTTGATCAACAGGCACCAATAACTGATCCAACAGACAGAGATTTTATTCCACAAAATCAACAAGAACTTTCATCAGCAATATCAAAGCTTGTGAAATCAATTGATGACGAAGATGTATCTGATGTGTACAATGACATTGTGAAATCATTTGATCAGCAGAAAGAAAAAGTGGATATGAAAAAAACAAGTGTTACTGAAACAGTGGTCAGAAATCACATCAAAAAATTGATCAGAGAAATGTTTGATGATGAACTGGACAATGAATTGTCAGGTGAAGATTTGACTTCACTCAAGAAGAGTAAGAGAGCAAAGCGAGAAGAGGAAGAAGATCTTGATGATGATAAGTTGTCAAAAAAGAAGAAGAATCTCAGCGTTGCTGACATTGAGGGCGGCAATCTGAAAGACATTGCAAAAGAGCTTGGCGGTTCAGTTGCTGGTGCAAAGAGGGTTACAGATGTTGCCCTTGACAAGGCAAAGGGTGGTTTTGAACTGTTACAGACTGATGGAACAGAGATCATTGAAAGATTGAAGGAAGAAGATCCTGAAATTGGTGAGATAATTGATCAGTTTGAGGCTGAATATGGCGCTTCAAAGTTGGCTGCGCTGTTGGCTCTTGCAGTTGACAACTACATTGATGACATATCAGACACTGGTGAAGTTACAGATGCTGATGTTGAACTTCTTCGCAAGAATCCAACAATTGTTGCGGATCTTGACAATTTCCGTGAATACTTTCACAAATACTATCTAAAGGTTGGTTATGGTCAACCTTGGAAAAATCGTTAATCAACACTGATTGGAATTGACAACATGAGTACTCTCATTGCAGCAGTTCAGTTTAAACCTGAACATTTGAATGTTGAAAAAAATTTGAAAAGAATTCAAACTTTAACATTTGAGGCTGCAACAAATGGTGCAAAAATTGTTGTTTTTCCTGAATTGATAACGACAGGTCCACTTATAGAGAATGAAACTGTTGCGTCTGGCTGTTCCCAACAATTCAATGGAAACCAGACGCAACAGTTGATTGATGTTGCAGCATCATTGGGTGTCAGCATATGTTTTGGATATGTTGAAAAGTGTGACAACAAATATTGGAATTCTGCACAATTGATTTCGGGAGAAGGTGTTCTCCTGAATGTTAAAAAGCACAATTTGCGTGGGTATGATAATCTGTGGACACAAACGTCTGATGAAATCATTCCAATGACGTCATATCCAGGAATGCGAATTTCTATCCTGATTGGGGATGATATCAAAAATAGAGCACATAGTGAAGGGATCTTCAAAGAAGGTCAACAATTCATTAAGAAGGGTTCTGTCGACCTTGTGCTGCATCCATCTGCAACAACCATCACAACCCTTCCAGAAGATGATTGGATGATGTTTAGCGAAGAGGTTGATTGTCCTTCCATTCATGCAAATCAAATATTTCAGGATGAATTTATGGGTTGCAATGGCGGAAGTTGCATAATCACAAAAGATTTGAGAGCGCACAAATCAGTTGGCACATCAACAGATGGTGTAGAATTCATCTACCAGGAGATCTGAAAATATGTTGCCAGAACATGATCCAATTGAACCCAAAGAGAGATTGCCAGTTTTTGTTTTTGACAGATGGAATTTGACAAAAGATGGTTTGATGAAATCATACAAATTTCAGGATAGAAAACAGTTGAGATATTTCATCAGTTCAATCATTGAATACGAAGAACAGATTCAACACTCTGCAAAGATTGATATTTTGGGAACAAAAGTTGGGATAACAATCATAACAGAAACAATTGAAATTGTTACTGAGATTGACAAAGAGTATGCAAGGTATGTTGATGTTGTTTACAGAGATGTGATGCAACAGTGAACTACATACAATCTGACGTTGTTGAGTTGACAACTGTCGAACAGTTCATTTGCAAATTCATTGCAAATGATTGTGTGTATTTTGTGTGTGATATCATATCAGCAAAATTTTCTTCACATGGTACATTAATGTTGTGTGTAAAATCTGTTTTCAATCATGGAATTCAGTTTACGCAGAACTGTTTCAATAAACAATTTGATATCATCATGTTTCCAAATGAACTCAAATTGTGCACATGTGTTGTGGAAACAATTGAATTGATGAAATTTGATTATGCAACTCAAATGGTGATGATTGAACTCTGTCTTGTGAAGTGTGAATGAATAGTTAAACACAGGAATTTTTATATATGTCAAATGAAATTGTGATCATCAAAGATGGAAAAACTCTTGGCGCAATAATTGAACAGATTGTTGTTGAAACAAAAGTGAACATGAAAAAAAAGAGATTGCATGAAGATTTTGAAAATGCTGTTGAAGGTGACAAAAAGTCTGAAGAGAATGCGCCGTCAGGTGATGAGCAGCAGTCAACAGCACAGGATGCATCAAATAGCACTGATTCAAGCGCACAACAGAATGATGTGAATGATTTGCAAGGTTTGAAGGCAGCCGATGCAGAGAAGATGAGAAAGGGTGTTGTCAAACCTGATGACATAATTGACAAATTCAATGCAATAAGATCTGGAAAATCTCTCAAAAATGAAGATGTTGAACCTGCATTGATGAAATACCTCAATTCATTATCAAAAGAGGAAAAGACAGCATTCTATGCATTCCTAAAGGGCATAGCACAATTGGTGACAGGAGAGATAAGTGTTCCGGAATCTGTTACTGACCCATCAAACCCGCCAGCAAACATTGAAATGAAAAAGGTTGATGCACCCCAGCAGCGTTCTGTGAAACCAAACGTAATTAAACGATCACCTGTCCCTGGCGTTGTCAACAAAGAGAAGAAGGGTGATGAGGATACGTCATCGCCTGTTCCAATAATGCCAAAAAAGAATGGTTAAAAATCATGAAAATTGTTGACACAATTCTTGAACGTCGACTCAAAGAGGTTGATATAACAGGCGGATTGAAGGTTGATTTTGCTTCTGATGAACATGTTTCAGATCTCAAGAAGAGAATTGATGATCTCAGATATTGGCGTGATCTGTCTCCCAGAGGGACAGAAAAACGTGCAAACTATTCAAGATTGATCCAAAGATTGAATGCTGAACTGAAGTCTGCACAACGTCAACAGAACAGAACAGAACATGTTCAACTGAGTGAAGGGGGTGCGGTCGGACATCTCTATCACCCATATGATAACAGGGATTTGACTTTTGCAGAGATCAAGGATTTCATAGAGAGTGCTGCTGAAGGCAGATTACAGAAGGTTTCAGAAAAGTTTGATGGGATGAACATTGTGTTCACATTCAATGTTTCTGAGGGTCAATTGAAGGTTGCAAGAAATTCTGGTGACATTAAGCGTGGTGGAATGGATGCACCTGAATTGGCAAAAAAATTCTTTGGTAGAGGGAACGTTGAGGAGGCATTCAACTCTGCATTTGATGCAATTTCATCAGCATTGATGACAATTGATGTTGAAAATCTTGACAAAATATTTGGTGAAAATGGAAACAGATGGTACAGTGCTGAGATCATATATGCGCAGAATCCAAATGTTCTAAATTATGATGGTAACAATGTTGTTGTGCATCAGTGGCCAATATTTGACGTTGATGACAATGGAAATGTTGACATGTCAGATGATGCATCAGGAGTTGACATCTTGACAAGAATGGTTGACAAATTGCAATTGCAAATCAGGCAGAGAGAATGGCGAATAAATGGACCTGCAATCATTGGTCTCAAAAAGTTGTCAGATGGAACAATATCACAAAGGTGCATTGATGAAATCAACAGCGCAATGCAACAGTATGGCGTACATGATGATGATACACTTGGTGATTACATGATGAGATATGTGCTCAATGATATTGATGAAAATTTTGGTGACACTCTGAACAGTGACGTAAAAACTGCAATTGCAACCAGAATTCTTGAATTGCCAGGTGCACAGAACCTTACACAGATAAAAAAGATGGTAAAAACAGGAAGTGAACAGATTGTTGAATATGTTAAGAATGGTGCGACAACGTTGAAGCAGTCAGTTGAACCATTTGAGAATGCAATTCACAGATTTGGCACACAATTGCTCAGAACACTCAAGTCAACAATCATAAGCAATCCTGGTGAAGAAACATCAAGATTGAAGAGTGAATTGATGAATGCAATGAGCAATATTGAGAACACAGGTGATGAACGACAAAAGTTGAAAGCGCAACAACAGTTCAAAAAGATGGAAAATCCTGAGAACATTTCTCCAATTGAAGGGATTGTTTTCATTTACAAAGGAAATGCATACAAATTCACTGGGTCTTTTGCACCACTCAATCAGATTTTGGGACTATTTAAGTACGGAAGATAATTTATGTTGTCATTGAAACAATTGTTCACCCTCAGAAATCAGATCAAAAATGCGTATATGATGGATGTGTCATCAACAATCAAAGAGGGAATTGGTGATGATTTGAGAGCAAAAAAGGAGTCAGCATGGGAAAGATTGTTGGCTGCAGACAATGCTCTGAATGATGTGACAAAAACATATCACAAAAATCCAGAACTGAACACATACATTCAACAAAACTTGAGAGAACTTCAACAAAAATATTCAGATCAGCTTCCACCGCAGAGTGAAAAATTGTTCAATTCAATTGATGGCAGAAAAAAGTTGCAAAAAATGTTGGTTGCAATTCTCTCAAAAGAGCCAGAATTTGAACACAATCCTGAACTTGCAAAGGATTACATTGTCAAGAGAGCAAAGACTGAATGGGAGAAGGCAGCAAAACAGTATGCTCAATATGATCCTGATTTTGAGTACACAATGAATCTTCAAAAACAGGATCAAGAAGACGTTGAAGATGACAGTGATGCAAAAATGCCAACCAGTTCAGAAGCTTCAAAAAAGATCATTGATATTGAGGATATCATTCCTCTGAAACATTACAAATGGCCCAAGCAGATAACCGCATCAAAAATCCCTTATGGAGCTCAGAAAGCAGGTCAGGGTGAAATTGAGATGGGAACAGGTCCCGGTGAAAATTGGCTTGCAAGACTCCTTGGTGCAAAGGTTCAGGGTGGAAACGTATCATTTGATCTTGTGACTCAGGATGGAAGAAAGTGGGAAGTGAAGGCACTTGATGGCGCATCGAGTTTGATCAGACCGGGTGTTAAGGGTCTCAAGGCATATGAAAAATCATACAAAATGATGAGTGATTTTTTTGACATTGTGAAAACATTCACTGTACAGTGTCAAACTTCTGAAGCTTTTGATCAGTTGAGAAATGAAACAGTTGATGCATCATTTGAAAATGTGAAACAGTTCGCAAGTGCGATCAATAAGGATGAAATTTCATATGAAAAGATGATCAAAATCTACTCTGTTGTGCACAGTCTCAAGGAGTTGAGAGATTACATAGCAAAACAGATTGATTTCAGTCATGATGCAATCTCTGAAAAGAAGTATGGTGAAAACCGGTTGACTGTTTTGCAATCAATCAGGGTTGAAAAATTGCTCAAAAAATTGAATGGAAATGCACTCAGCGATGATGAACAGACAGATCTGTCTGCAATCATTGAACCGCTCTATACACCGGCAATTGATGATAATGAACTCTTGTTGAATGCATGGGGTGAAGCTATTGATGTCAGAAATGTATTCTCAGGCGTGAATGGAATGTTCATCGTTAGCAAAGATATGTACATGATGATTCCTGCTGAAGATTTTGTTGAACACATCAAATTCAAGAAAGTTTCTCAAGGTCGTCCAAGATTTGGTGTTGATGTGTTCTTCTCTGTTCAATAACTTTTTCTGCGCACAAACATTTGTGAAATATTTGGGATAATGTTTGTACTATCATGAACATGAATAGAAATCCCATAAAAGTGGTTTCATGTGGTACAGTTACTTGGCGTTCAGCAGAGAATGGAACAATTGAGATTGTTCTCATCAAACAGTTTGATGATATCAATTCTTGGGGAATTCCAAAAGGAAAAATCAAGAATTATGAAACGCTTGAGGAGTGTGCCATCAGGGAAACAAGAGAAGAGGCAGGAATTGACGTTGCGTTGTGCATAAAATTGACACCAGTATTCAAAAAGAACGCTCATGAACACAGAGTTGTTGTTCCATACATTGCTGTGCAAACAGACAATGGAGAACTGAATTCGCAAGATCCTGACTCTGAAGTTGCTGAGGCAAAATGGTTCAATGAGAACAGTTTACCAAGAATGCACAATTATCAGAGAGAAATGATTCTCAACTCTGTTAAAACAATCAAGAACCTCATTGAAAAGAATGGTGAAGAGTGGTTGAAGAGTGAACGTTTCATTGATCCCAAACTGATCAGTGAAGTGCATGAAAAGATTGATTTCACTCTAAAAATTGTTGGAAAGGGCACTGAATGGAAAGAATTCAGGAAGCACCTGCTCTGGAACAGCACTCAAACAATCAGGAGACAATTCAAGTCAACAATGACACCATTTGAACAGCATGTGAAAGATTATTGGGAAGATCAACGTTCATGTTGACAATAGTTAATTGCAGATGAAAAAAGTTGAAGAACAGTTGTTGAGAGAACACATCAGAAATATCATCTGCGAAGATTTTGGTGGTTATGGTGGGGGCTATGGTGATTTTGCATTGGGTGATTTCACAAGCCCAATGGGAAATGCTCAGATGAGCAGCTCTGGCCTCCACAACATATTCATCAAACCATTCACTGATGTTTTCAAGCAGGCTGCAGGCAGTGCAAAAGAGATCTCAAGAACTGTTCAGAATGTTGTTCAGGTGTTCCTTGCATCAATTGCAACAGCAATTGTTCCCATATTTGATGCTGAGTATGAAAAGATTGAGAAGAAGTACAAGGCTGACATGGATGAGATCAAGAAGCAGTATGCTCAGATCTACAATGATTCATGGGATGCAATCAAACATGATGATGTGCTCTGTTCAGCATTCCTCCTGAAACCTGACCTGATGCTCACGGCAAAGGTTGCAAAGGAGGCACCCAAGGCTGTCTCGTCACTGCTCAATATTCTTTCTGGGGGAAGATTGGAGAAATATCTTCCAAAGGGTGCAAATAAATCTGGGTCATCCAAGAGTGCCTCATCATTTGAGATTGGTCAGGGTTCAATTGGCAATGGAATGATGTTCGACTATTTTGGTGAAAATGCAAAATTTGGTGACAGCGTGTTGACTGAGGCTGCAACGGGTGATGTGTTGACCAAGTTGGTTCAGAACAGCAAAGTGCATGACGTGATCAGACAGAACAGCACTGTGCAAGAGATGTCAAGGAAGGCAGCACAGGCACACAAGAGTGCGTTGACTCAGATCTATAATGACGCAAAGTCAGCGCTGAACGTCAGGACAGCAATGGACATTGCAAAGAGGCTTGGAAAACCTGAAATTCAGAAACAGGCAGAAAAATTGCAGGGTAATGATAAGGTTGATGATGCAACTGTTGAAACATTCAAGAAGGGTGTCAAGCAGTACTATTTGGGTCACATTGATGGCATCATCAAGCATGCCATAGAGAAGGGCGTTCCTGAGCAGCATCCTTTCATCACAAGTTATAAGAATTTGCGCGATATGATCACAAAATTGTGATTGTACAAATGATGTGCCATGAGGATATAATCATCACATGGCAAAAAAGAAAAGTATTGATCCAATCATAGTTGCTGAACTTCAACCTGATGAACTGAATGCCTTGAAAGCATTGGTGAAGGAATTCATTGACAAAATTCAGAGTGTTGACAATGAAATTGAAACACTGAAAGAGGACAGAAAAGAGATCATTGAAGAGTATACAAACAAGCTTGACATCAAGACGCTCAATCAGGCTCTAAAGGTTGCAAAATTGCAGGCATCAGTTGAACATAAGGATACATTTGATATGTTTATGGAGGTCATCACTGACGTTTGATTATGGCAAAAAAGGTAACAAAAAAGGTCAAGAACGCTGAAAAACCTGTTGTTGTTGACACAAAAATTGTGGAACAGGTTAAGGGTGAAACTGAATCAACAATTGCTGATTCAAATGTTGAATTGTGTACACTCAACTTGACGCAGGCAGAATTGGTGCATCTCAGAGATCTGATGAGCATCATGATACCACCAGATTATGAAAACACAGTTTCACAATCATTGGCAAAGAATGTTGGAAGAGTTATCATTGAAACACTCCTCTGGAAGAAACTGAATGATCTGTGTGAAAATTGTGGAATTGCAACAGGTCCAGCGGCACCCGATTATGTTTTGACATCTGTATCACAACCAAACATTGAAGTCTTCAGGATTGCTGACAATGTGCAGCAGTCAACCAAGGATGAAAATGTTGAAGACACTGAGGAATAGTAGAAGACAATGAAATACAATATTGGCCAAGTTGTGTATGGGATTCTGAATGATAAGGGTATTGTGTATCCATATCTCATTGTTGAAGAGCAAACAAAACGTACCCTGAATGGCGTCAACACAGAGTACATTGCTCAAGCGGGTTTGGACAAGGAATCACTCATTCAGTTGAGCAAAATTGAGAATGCAGAATTTTTCACATCACTTGATGAAGTGAAGCAAAAGTTGATGAACAATGCGTTGATGACTGTTGATGCAATGCTCAGTGATGTGAATGCCCATGCACAATCTTGGTACAATGTTGACAGTACTGCCAAAACTCAATCTCAGGAGATTGGCATTGAACAGATCCCAGTAGTGGGACCCGATAATGACCATGATGAGATCAGAGTCGATCTTGGTAATGGCATGATTGGAAAACTGAAGCGATCTGCAAACAGTGCATTGTAACATAATCCATGGTATAAATGGATTATGAAGCTTACAGAAGCCAGAAAAATTGCAGAAAAAATCTTGCGAGATATCAGGAAGTGCTCTGTAAGAGCAGAAATTGCTGGCAGTATCAGGCGAGAAAAGTCTGAAGTAAAAGATATCGAGATTGTTGCAGTCATCAGTGATTACAATAAGCTTTTCAGATTGATGAAAAAGCATGGGCAGTTCATCAAGCCTGGTGTTCCTGACATCATTCCTTGGGAACCTCATATTGATGCAAAATATTTGCGTCTCATCCTGAATGAGGGCATCAAACTTGATTTGTTCATTCCCAAAATTGATAATTGGGGTGCAATCTATTGCATGCGGACGGGATCAGGTGTTGGGCCCAATGGAAGTCCATGGACAGGTTTCATTCCTGCAATGTTCAGTCAATGGAAACGTGTGAGTGGTGGTGGGAAAATGGTTGAGGGATATCCAACCACTCCTGAAGGTGAAAAGATCAAAACGTTTGAAGAGGAAGATTTTTTCAATCTGCTCGGTGTGAAATTTGTTGATCCAAAGGATAGGATTGATGCACAAATTGTTAAGAAGTCATTGATTAAGGAATAAAATGCAAAAAATTTCAACAAAGATCATCAAAGAAAATATACCAAATTGGTTGGCTTGGGATAACATCCAAGATTTGGAAGCTCATTTTGATAATGAAATTGCAATTCTTTGTGGTAAACACAATTTGTTTGATGAATTGTGTTCGCAATTCAAAATTGTTGGTGCAAAATCTCAAAATGAAATCAAAACAAAAGCAATTGAGGTTTGGACAAATCCAAACAATTGGAAACGGGTAGAAAAGATTAAGTTGAATGATGATGAACGTGAATATGATTATTCATGTGGTGATTTTGGCACAATCAGCAATTCAAAACTGTATGATGCATATTGTGGAGAAGATGAAGTTTTTGTAAATTCTGATTGCATTAAACGTACGTACATTAATGAAAAATTTGTTCTTGGTGATTGGCGACTTGAAATTCTTTCATCACCAAATGATGAGTTGATTGCATTCAGTCTTGTTGTTGATTGATATGATGACAATTGATATCCAACACAAAAGGGTGAAAAGAGTAAAGCTTCGCAGATATTATGGAGGAGGGATGTTTGAGATCCTGAATGATGGGCGTCATTATCCCAATCCACCAAATCCAGAAAAGTTCAAATCTGCATACCGATTGTGGAAACGTGGACTTGGTAAATTCAGAATGCTTGAGAGTTCAATTACGTACTGTTTACACAGATTCATCAAGAGATCATTAAAAAGGTTTAGGTAAAAAACAATGGGATACATGCATATTGAAAACCTGTATCGTGATCAGACGATCCTGATGTTCAAAGAGTGTTGGGCTCTTGAAAAAATTCATGGCACTAGTGCACACATCAGTTGGAAATCAGCAACTGGTCAACTGCATTTCTCTGCTGGGGGATGTTCTCATGAGAGATTTGTTGGTCTTTTTGATCATCAGAAACTGATTGAGAACTTTTCAAAAATTTCTCCACTTGCTGACGTCACCATTTATGGTGAGGCATATGGCGCAAGCATTCTCAAAATGGGCAAAATTTATGGTGATCAGTTGAGATTCATTGCGTTTGATGTCAACATTGACAATCATTGGCTTTCAGTTCCAAATGCACATGAGGTTGCAACCGGACTTGGTCTTGATTTTGTTGATTATGTGAAAATCAGCACTGACATGGCTGAGATTGATGCTCAACGTGATCGTCCAAGTGTTCAAGCGGTCAGGAATGGAATGGGAGAGCACCAACGTGAAGGTGTTGTTCTCAAACCATTGATTGAGCTCACAAAGAACAATGGTGATAGGATTGTGTGCAAACACAAACACCAGAAATATATGGAAACTGCAACGCCAAGGGAAGTCAGTCCTGAAAGATTGGTGGTGCTTGAGGATGCGCAACAGATTGCCATTGAGTGGGTCACACAGATGCGCCTGCTGCATGTCATCGATAAGTTGGGCGCTGTCACCATCAGTGACGCCAAAAAAATCATTGAAGCAATGCTTGAAGATGTATTGAGGGAAGCATCAGGAGAAATCGTGGTGTCACCTGAAGTGAAGAGAGCAATTGCAACAATGACAATGAAACAGTTCAATCTGTATGAGAGATCAAAAGTCAATGACTAATTTGAAAGAAACAATTATGAACAGAGATACCTTGAAGAGAACTTGGAACGTGATCACTTCACCTGGACTTGTGATGGCACTCAATGTGATTACACTTGGATTGCAGATTGTTCACCAAATTGATCAGTACAACAGAGGTAACAGACAGATAGGTTTCACACAGAAGCGTTGATATGTTGTTGAGAACACTGTTTACGCTCACATCAGCACTGGTTGCAACTGTGAGTGCATGGACAAGCTACAAACTCAATTGCGGACACAGTTGGGCATTTTGGCTGACATGGTCAATTGGCTGCATCCCAGTTTGGACATTGTGGGCAAAATTGAGCAACAATATTCTTCTTGATGCAATCATATATGATAGTGTTGTCATCGCAATTTTTGCTGTTGTCACAATGCATCTGACCGGAAAACAGATATCACTTGAACATATGCTTGGCATCATGATGCTCATCATGGGAATTGTATTGGTGAATACATGAAACAGTTGTGGAGAATTTGGGCAAAAGCATTGGGTCAAAAGGATGGCTTGAATGATCAGGAGGCTGACAGGGTTGCAATGGTGAGGACAGCAATTGTTGTGTTCACAATGATCACAAATCTTCTCATCATTGTGAATGTTGCAAAACATTGGAATGATGGCACCCAAACTCATGCCGGAGCACATTGTGAAAATTAGTACGTTAATCAACATGCTCAGGGAACAGTATCCTGAGCACAATTTTGAACGGTTTGTTGCGTCCACTCTGCCCGGTTGTGATGAGCACCATGCACTGTTGTACAGGATTGTTTTGGCAATTGAAAATTGTGGTGCAAGAACTGTTGAATTGTATACAAGTCCATCATGCAAAAAGGTTTAGTATGAATCCAGTCAAACAGATTGAACAATTCATCAAGATCCACATGTGGAAAATTGGTTATGATGAATACAGATTATTGCATGCATTGTTGGAGAAATTGAAGAGTGAACAGAAAATTGATGAAAGCAATGAAACATTTCACAGGTGATCAGAGATTGATTCATCTTGCTGAAATATTGAAACTTTGTGCAGAGCATGATTGCACCAGTGCAATCTTTATGCCAGATGAATTGTTGCAGACAGACATTGATTGGTTGATCAGCAATGGATATGATGTTGTTCATCATGTTGGAACAGTGTATTGTGGCGATCATTACATTGTGAGCCTGTGATGATTACGCCAACTGATCTTGAAAAGTTTAGAAGAATTTATGATGTACTTTGCAAGCACAATCCCATGTTGTCTGCTAATGGACAACTTTTCACAAAAAATATTGTACGATTTCAAAATAGTTTGTACACATTCAGACCAAGACTGAAAATTTACAATACTGGAACAATGGCATGCGCAGTGTGTGAAATGTATTGTCAACAGCAATCAACAGAAGAATTTTGGGGGTCATGGTATGATCAGAAGAAACTTATCGTATAGTTCACACAAAAATCTTTTGAGACTTGCAAAGTATTTGCATATGCGAAACGTTGACACAATGAGTTTTCGTCAATTGAGAGCGCTGTTGAAATGGTATTTTTCAAGAAGAGAGAAACGTGACAGGAATCTGATTGAGTGATGTTGAGTCAAAGAAATCATCAGAGATATTTGAACATGTTCAATATATTGGCCATGAGACAGGATGGTAACATATTGCAAAATGATTTCATACAAAATAGACTTGTATATTATGCAAATGGTAAAGAGCAGAGGGGATTGAGAATTGCCCTGATACGGAATGGACATTGTCTCATTTCTGCGCCATTTGTGAAAGATTTGGGGACGCCATCACAAAAATATTGGTGGTGAACAATTCAATATTGTTTGATTACAATCAAATGAAGAGAAATTGTATGTTGAACGTACCATTTGAAAAGGTTCACAAAGTATTCAAAATTTTAAGTGAACGTTATGATTGTGATTTTCCTGTTGATTGGGAAAGCAATCTTAGTGTAAATTGTGGTGACTATTATGACACAACAAATGTTGTTGAAAGAGTGATGAGGATTGGCATTTTGCAAAATGGTAAAGCGATAATCATGTTTCCAAAGTCCACTGATAGTGAAGAACAGATCATATTTGAATATGATTACACAGCGGGATATTGACAGGAGAACAGTCTTGGTATGACAACAAAAGATAAACATGATTATGAAATCACTTGGGAAAAATTGAACATTGTTGAAAAAATTGTTATGTCAACTGCAATTGTGTGGTTCCTGAGTGTAATGCCAATCATCATTGTGATTGGTGTATTTGCACTGTTTCCAATGTTTTTGATTGCATGCGTGATTGTTCTATTCAGAAATCTTGCGAGTTTATTGCTGAATCAGTTCAACAAAGAACAATAAAATCATGTGTGAATAGATTTGGTCATGCATTGTGAATATCACAACAATGTGTGATAAATTGTCTATATCAACTGATAAAAGGTATAGCAAAAAAATGAAGACATCCAGAGTTCAAATTCTTATCAACATTTTTACACTGCTGATGATTGTTACCGGTGCACTGTACATCAGTGAATTGAAGAGCGATCTGAAGAGTGCTCAAATGAGAGCACAAATGATTGACAGCAGGGTTGTGAATGCAAATGATAAGATTGCAGATGACACTGGATTGTGGGCACCTTACAGAGATTTCTCTGATGAAATGATGCAAGCAGGCGTTGCAAACATTGGTCTTGGGCAGATCATCATTGCAAGGCGCAATGTTTCAAGGGATGATGGTGAATTTGCAATCCAGGAATTGTATGCACTCAAACGTGAATTTGCTGATCATATTCATGATTGCAAAAAGTTCAGAAATCTCAGATTCATCTGTGCAGATGAGATCGCAGACAAACGACTCAAGATTGAGAAGG